ATCATTATTCCTCCCAATATTTTCACACATAACTAGGGCAGTCCCTTCGTGGCGTCGCATACGATACTAACGACAAGTCTTTTTTATATACTTGACAAAATAGATTTTTACTTCATTATGATGTGCGAAATGAGATGCAATAACGCAAATCATTTCATACACACACAATGAAAGACACAAATACACAAAAGACGGGTAAGAATGGTTATGAAATTAGATTGGAAATTCTTGGTCTAGCAATAGGTCAAGCAGATTCTGCTTATTTCAACGAACTCGAACGCCGTCGCCATGTTGCTGGTGATAAAGGAACATGGGAATTGCCAAAAGATAATCGCGTAGAGGAAGCAATGGAAATTGCTACAAAACTCTATCGATTTGTGGAAGGTAAGTAATAGTTATATCGTGGTGTAATAGATATAACTAGTGTATTTGATTACACCACTTATACAGGTGTAGCGTAATCTGGTTATCGCGTTCCGTTTGGGGCGGAAAGATTGTGAGTTCAAATCTCACCACCTGTACCATTTTTATAATTGGCATAATATCTGCAATATGTAATATATACAAATAAACATATGCCAAAAAAGAAAAAGTCTATAAAGCCAATAACTGCGAAAGAAATATCTGACGCATTTTATGACGGAGTATGTCATAAAAAAATTTCCAAGATGGCAGATAAGTTCTTGAAACAGAACTCTGTACTAGAGTCTGTATATTCTAGATACACAAGGCTAGATAAATAGTTTTTATATCCATATTTATATATTATATAACTTTTTACACATATGAAAACTATAATAAACTATATACTAGGATTGATTGGTAGTGTTGTTCGTGCAGTTCGTAATGCTATTTTGGCAATATGGGCATTTATTGTATCATTGTTTGTATCCGAACCAGATTGCTGCACAGGCAAATGCAAAACAAAGATTACTCCTGTGGTAATACTACTGCTTGTTATTTTGCTATGCGGATTGTTGTTGCTTGGTGGCAGAAAAGAGTTTGGTATATTTGCCAACACAGAAAAACATGAATATGGATTTTTTGTTGGCGGCGGCAGTTCAACTACCTGTAAATGTGCCGATTGTTGTAGAGCAAGAGAAACAAAAAAGCCTGGCTATACAACCGCACCTACACCATTAGATGCTCCAGAAGTAAGCATTTCTAAATAAGATATAATAAATTTATAATCTTGACAGAACCCTACTTATATCGTAGGGTTCTTTTGTTATATGGTGAGTTGGCTGAGTGGTCTATAGCGGCGCTTTGCTAAAGCGTTGTAGGAGTAAAATTCTACCATAGGTTCAAATCCTATACTCACCGCCAAAATATTTTATGGAAGAGTGGCTGAGTGGTTTAAGGCAACGGTCTTGAAAACCGTCGTGGCAGTAATGTCACCGTGAGTTCGAATCTCACCTCTTCCGCCAATTTTATATAATAAAAACGTATTTATATAATATTCATTATATTTATATACATTATGACACCACAAGAATTTATATCAGCAGTATCATCTTCATGGAATATGAGTCACTTGTTGGATAAGCTTGGAGGTTATGAAAATACCCAAGAAAATAGATCAACTTATGTATATCCATTAGCAACTGCGGCTGGATTAATAATGACTCAAGTCAGAGATTTATTTATAGTAAACGTAAGAAAAGCAGAGCGTGACACATTAATTCCAACGGTTACCCCTACCGTAACACCGAGTAGCACGCCTACAAACTAAGCCGTGTAAATTTTTCCTCAAAAACGATATTTATAGCCATTATGGCTACAACAAATATCGTAATAGAAAATCAAACGTTTGATAAATCAAACACGTTCAACCCAAACACACCAGACAACAGAACCGATGGACTATCTGTTTTCTGCTTTAGTCAAAATGATGATAGTGCTGTAAATAACTGTACTATAGATGGTCAAGACACTAGATGGGGTGGTAAAGCATCACTAACTTTTGGTCTTGAATATAAGTACTGTATATTCAAAAATGGAACTGCACGAGCATTTGATATGGTTCGTGGCGGCAATGTTGCTTTTACAGATTGCACATTTATAAATGATGGCGTGCGTCAAACAATCAAATCGCCATATGCTCTAAATGAAGTGTGTGATATTGGTATAAAAGGCGGCGTACACGATGTTACTTTTAGTAGTTGTGTATTCAATGACATACTACTTGGTGATTATAGCATCTATGACCAGCAAGATCGTCCAAAGACACGCAGATTTACTTTTATCAACTGTAAAAACAAAGATGGCGGTCCAATCATTATTCGTGGCAGATATTTTGATAAGAATACACTAAATTTGATTGGCACAAACGCAAAAGTGTTTGTATGGCCAGAAATAATCACCAAACTATATTGGATGTATAATCGTAAGTTTGGCGATACAAGAAAGCCAGATGGCTGGAATGTATTTGACCCAAGAGAGTTGGACAATTAAGCAGTCAACTCGCCACGCTCAATAAGTTTCTTCTTATTGATTTGATGTGCTTCTTGCACCAGTTCCTTATTTTCACCAAGATAAGGTACAGCATAGTTATTCTCTATCATCCACTTGTTTAGATTGGTGCCATCATCAAGAATAAACTCGCCAAGTATGCGGCCAAACTTGTCGTCGTTATTATCATTCTTGTGAGTAATAATCTTTACAGAACAACCTACAGGTAGTTTTTCTTGTAGTTTCTTTTTAGAAAGAGCACCACGCACTTTTTCTTCTTTGTTTGTTGTACGAGATTCTGGTGCGTCTATACCAAGCAATCTTACTTTTTGGTTAGCTAGGGTTGTATTGAAACCCAAGTCCAAATCTATTTCAACGGTGTCACCGTCTAAAACTTTGTTGATGCGGCATTTATATGTGTACATAAGTGATAATATATATCAAATCGTATATATAAAAATATATATAAGAAGTTTTTACTTGACGCGGTCGTATATACGTGTATATTTATTGGCTCTTACTATCAGTTAAACAACTGCATAATAAAAAACAAAATACATATGAAATACAATAAAAATACACATAATAACTCGCTGTGGACGAAGACATTGTCTTCGTTGATGGTGTTTGTATTCGCCGTGGCGCATGTCTTTGCTCTTCCGAGCATCGACGCCACCAATCTACAAACGACAGCGGGTGTTTTAGTAAATGGAACTGCAAACACACTGAGCATTTCTGCACCAAACAAGGCTGTGCTTAACTGGCAGGCTTTTGGCAGTGGAACGAACACGATTGACGCCGGTCAGCGCATTGAATACACATTGCCTGCAACCAACTCGTCTGTGCTGAATATCGTCTCCGGTGGAGCAGCCAGCACCATCAACGGTGCCATCGAGTCGAATGGACGAGTGTTCATTCTAAATCCAAACGGCGTACTTATCGGTGGTACTAGCACCATCAATGTTGCTGGATTATACGTCAGCACCGTTGACGATCCTACTGTTTCTCTTGGATACTGGAATACCAACGCAAAGTTGCCCAGCCAAGACAACCTGCCCACGAGCGTTCTCACAAATGGAGTAACCGTTACTGATGGCGCGGTGTTGCAGGCAGTTTCGGAGAACATTACCATTGCTTCTCGTAACACAAACATTGGAGGTGCCATTGTTACTGGAAATCTTGTAGTCAATACATACGGCGGTAATGCCGTTCTGGGTTCCAGTTTTGCTGCTCCTGCTGTGCTAAATGGCAAGACCGACATCAATACTTCCGGCGGAAATGTAATCATTGCTCCTAACGGCTTTATTACTTCTACTGGAAATATCACCATCAATGCTACTGGCGCTTTGACCGCTGGTGCTGTCACACAAGGTACTGGTACGCTCAACGTAACAAACCTGACTGTCTCTGGTAAGGATGTTTCGCTTCCACGCTTGACCAGCACAAATGTTACGGTTAGTGGCAATAACATTGTTGCTGCAAGTACCGCCGCTTCTACAAACTATAATGTAATGGCGGCTGGCAACATCACTCTTGGTGGTGGTGCGGTTACTCTTGCCAATGTTACTAACAGCGGAACTGGTGATACAACTGTAACGGCACTGTCCCGCATCGCCTTGACTGGCGTTGCCTTGGGAAGTTCTGGTAATACTACATTTACCGCTCCTACTGTAGTTGATACAGCAGAAAAGCAGTTCGTGTACGGTCCGACATCATTTGTTACAACTGGTGATGTCAATATTGCTCGTGCAAAGCATAGTTTTGGTCCAGTAAGCCTTGATGTTCGTGGTAATGCTACTATCGTTGAGGACGCTACACTCAACCTAAACCGTGTTGCTGTAACTGGCAATCTGGTTGCCACAAGTAAGAATGACATTGTGCAATTGCTCGCTACTAGCCGCGTTACTGCTGGCGCAAGCAATCTTACTGCGACAAATGTAAATCTTAACGATCCCGCCGGTCTAAACAACCTCGGAAATGTTACACTAACTGCTACAACTGATGCGGTACTGACACAGGCTCGTGCTACTTCGCTTGGTACGACTAATGTTGGCGGAAACCTTACCGTTTCTACCACAGGTATTGCTGGAGCAGCAGTTACTCAAGTTCCTACAACTTCTATGGATGTTCGTGGAAACTTGGTCGTCAATACCAATAATGCTGAAGTTAGCCTGACTCAACCAAACAACAACTTTGGATTGGTGTCAGTCGCTGCTGGCACTGGAGCAATCAACCTAAATGAACTCAATAGTACAAACATTGGTTCATTGAACGGTGGAACTACCAGCGTTGTAAGTGGTGGAGATATTTTCAATACTTCTGCCGCTTCTACAAACTCGTTGGTTGGTGCTCTAACACTAACTGCTGGCGGAAATATTACACTATCCAATCTGCTAAAGACCTCGGCACTTACGTTCAATGCCAAGGGAGTAACAGATTTGAGTGCATTGAGTTTTGCTACCAACTTGAGTGGAGTATATCCAGTCAATGCTGGTACAGGCACATTCCTGCCTCCAAAGCCTTGATATAGTTAATATATATCAACTCACGAAAACCCAGCGTAAATGCTGGGTTTTTGTTTATGTGTATATATTTATTATTATATGAAAAAATCAGAACTCAAAGACCTTATCAAAGAAGTAATGGATGAAATGGTAACATTAAATCCAGAACGCCAGCAGGATATGATTGAATATCAACTAACTGCCATAGAAGAAAAGTGTAAGCGTATAAAAGAGATTATGGCAAGTGAAACTGTAAAGTTAGATCCTTGGATTATAGATAAGGTTAGCATAGCATTTCATAACATAGATGTTATTGCCAACAAGTTCATGTTTGGAGATAAAGCGGACTAAATGAAACTACCTAAATATCGCTCTATTTTTATATCCGACCTACATCTCGGTTCTAAAAATAGCAAGGCGAAAGAGGTAGAAAATTTTCTAAAATGTAACAGTTGCGAGACTCTTTATCTCGTCGGTGATGTCATAGATGGTTGGAAGTTTCAACAAAACAGGTCAAAATGGAAAAACAGCCATTCTGAAGTAATCAGAAGATTGTTGAAACTACATCGTAATGATACCAAAATAGTATATGTTATTGGCAATCACGATGAGTTTTTCAGATTGATGCTGCCATATGAACTTGAAGTAGGAAACATCAAGTTATGTAATGAAATAGAACATATTAGTGTATATGGTGAAAAATATCTTGTTGTTCACGGAGATTTATTTGATGGTATAACAAGATTGGCTCCGTGGCTTAGTTTTCTTGGAGACAAAAGTTATGATTTTATTCTTGCCCTAAATACAAAATATAACTGGATAAGACATAAACTTGGATTTGGTTATTGGAGTTTCAGCAAGTTTTTGAAGCATCGCGTCAAAAAGGCCGTTGATTTTATATTCAAGTTTGAGACTAATATATCTAATCATTGTAAAAGAAAAGGATATGTTGGCGTAATATGCGGTCATATACATCATCCAGAAATGAAACATATAAATGATGTTCATTATATGAACTGCGGCGATTGGGTAGAATCATTGACCGCCATAGTAGAGCATCACAATGGAACATTTGAGTTGATACACTACAATGAAAAAGATACTAATAGTAACGGATAATCTTTTCACGCAAATAAATGGCGTTGTAACTACATACAAGAATATAAAGATACAGGCGGAAAATGATGGACATACGGTATGCTTTATTTCACCGGAAATGTATAAGCATTTTAGTATGCCAAGATATCCGGAAGTAAAAATGAGCCTGCCATTTGGATTAGGAAAAAAGATAGAAGAATACAATCCAGATTATATTCATATTTCTACAGAAGGCCCGCTTGGACTTTTTGCCAAACTATATTGTGATAGTAAGAAATACAAATACAACACTTCATATCATACAAAGTTTCCAGAGTATGTGAATGAAATGTATAAAATACCAAAGTGTATCACATATTCTTATGTAAGATGGTTTCATAAACATTCTGGTAGAGTATTGGTTACTACCAAGTCAATGATGAATGAACTGAGTAAAAACAATTTTGACGTTGAGATGGTTATATGGACAAGAGGAGTTGATAAGAATCTGCTGACGCCAACAACTCAAAGAAAAAATAATGAAGTTCCTGTTGTGTTATATGTTGGCAGAATATCCCTTGAAAAAAATCTGGATGACTTGTGTGTTCTACAAGACAAATATGAAGTTCGCTTGGTTGGTGATGGTCCATATAGAAAACATTTAGAGAAAAAATATAAAAATGTAAAGTTCCTTGGATACAAAACCGGAAAAGATTTAGCAAATGAATATATAAACGCAGATGTATTTTGTTTTCCCAGCAAAACAGACACATTTGGTATAGTTTTGATAGAAGCAATGAGTTTAGGCACGCCAATAGCCGCATATCCCGTTTCTGGTCCAATAGATATTGTTCAAGATGGGTTGACTGGATATATGGGAGATAATCTTGAAGATTGTATCAACAAATCGCTAAAACTAAACCGTGATATAGTCGCGATGAATGGTTCATATTGGACTTGGGAAAATTGCTGGAAAATATTCAAACAAAACTTAATTGAAAAATAGTTATTGACTTCTGATAGAAAATATCCATACTAGCCATTGTTAGTTGATTTGGTCCCATAGTGTAACTGGAAGCACCGACAGCCTTATAAACTGTGCGCACCTGATTAGTGCCGAGCGGGGGTTCGATTCCCTCTGGGACTACCAAATTGTTAGGGTGGGTTAATTAATGTGGTATAATGCTGGTCTCATAAGCCAAGATAGCGGATTCAAACGCCGCACCCACTACCATTATATGAAATATAGTTTTTCCAAGTATGAAAAGGAAGATCCCAATTTTATCTCCGATTTGAGAGAAAGCAAAAAATCCGTAGAAGTCGTCGCCGATTGGCTTCGTTCATTAGGAAAAAAAGTAAATATATTCGAAGTCAAGGAAAGGCCAAGCGTAGAGAAAATGGCAGAATATGCAGACGACGGAGATCTCGAAATTGTTGATGAATTGAATGGAAGTAAAAGAATAGAAGTAAAACATAGAAAATCTTTAAAATTTTCTGGTCTAAAAGATTTTCCTTATAAAACAATCATAGTTGACGTATGTCATACATTCGATAATGCTGATCCAAAACCGTATGCATATGTTATATTAAATGACACTATGACTACGGCTCTTATAGTAACTACAAGCTCTTCCGAATATTGGAAAAAAGTTTCAAAAAGAGATAGATTTAAAAACAGAATAAGATATTTTTACGAATGCCCAGTTGAGCACGTAAAAGAAAAAAAATTGTTTACAAATTGTAAAGTTTGATGAACTGGTTTTTTAATCTGTAAAAATTTACATAAATATTAACACTAACCGTAGTTATGAAAAAGATACTTGTTATGGGTTTGCCTGGTTCGGGTAAAACAACATTATCTACTGCGTTATCAAAAATATTGAACGCTGTTCATTTCAACGCCGACGAAATAAGAACTAAAATAAATAAAGACCTTACGTTTGATGTAGCTGATAGAATAGAACACGCCAGAAGAATGGGAGTATTATGTGATATAGTAAATAGAACAGGTGTATATGCCATAGCAGATTTTGTATGCCCTACGGCAGCAGCACGAGAGGCATTTGGCGCCAAAGATGCTTATGTAATATTAATGGCAAGAAAACCAGTTAGAGATTTTACTGATACAACAAAGTTATTTACACAACCAACTGATTATCATCTGAAAGTAGATGAATCACACGAACTTGATTATTGGGTACATTACATATACAATAATCTAAAAAGCATACAGCACGAAGATTATAAGATATAACCGTATTATTACTTATTATAGATTTTATGCTTGAGTATAGCATAAAAACCTGTATAGTTATAGCATATGAATAAGAAACTATTGTTTATCTTTACTATGTTTGTTAGCGGCATTTTTGCCAATGACTCTGTTGTAGATTTTGGTAATTATGATATTATGAGCACATTTCAGCCGTCATATACAGACCCTGTGCAGATGATTAGTATGAGCAGCAGTTATGATTGGGATGATGACGATGAAGATGATGACGATGATGACGATAAATACAAGCGTCCATATTATGGCGGTGGAGGTGGTTATGATAAAGATTATTGCGGTCCTGCTGTACCTGAACCGTCTACATATGCATTGTTTGCAGGAATGATTGGATTGGGATATGCAGTTTATCGCAGAAAGTTCTTGACGAAATAAATAAAGTGTGTAGAGTATAGGTGTTCTTTGAATTGGGCGAGTGGCGGAATTGGCTAATACGCGATGGTCTTAGAAGCCATTAGATTAAATTCTGTGCAGGTTCGAGTCCTGTCTCGCCCACCAAATTATGGTCGTGTAGCTCAGTTGGTTAGAGCATCTCGTTTACACCGAGAGGGTCAGGGGTTCGAGTCCCTTCGCGACTACCATTTTTTGGCCAGATGGTGGAATGGTATACACGGCAGTCTCAAAAACTGCTCCCGAAAGGGTTGCGGGTTCGATCCCCGCTCTGGCTACCAATAACTTTGTTCTTTAACATCATATAATAAGTCCGAGTTCATTGTTTTTTCCGACTTGGACTATATTTATTTGTATATGCATTACATCATATACAAAATTACCAACACGATTAATAATAAAATTTATATAGGAGCACACAAAACTCTAAACAAAGAAGATTCTTATCTTGGTTCCGGAGTGCTAATTATGCGTGCCATTAAAAAATATGGAAGAGATTTCTTTAAGAAAGAAATAATAACAGAATGTTCTTCCGAAAAAGAAATGTGGCAAAAAGAAGCGGACATTGTAGATCAAGAATTTATAGCAAGAGACGATACGTATAATGTTAGTTTGGGGGGAGTCGGAGATATAGATTTCGCGAGAAAAAAAATAAAATGGTTAAGAGAAAATGATCCTGTGTGGAGAGAAGAGTTTGCAGAAAAAAACAGAGCAAGACTTCACTTATATAAAATGAGTATCGGTGGTAACGGTTGGAAAGGAAGAAAGCACAAAGAAGAAACCAAGAAAAAAATTAGCGAGTCGAGAAAAGGAAAAGTGGATGGAAAAAATAATCCATCTTATGGAAAGCATTGGATTACTGATGGAAAAATAAGTAAGTTAGTTCCCAAAAGCGACCCAATACCAAAAGGTTTTACTAAGGGAAGAGTTTAATTTAATATACGGGCATATGGTGTAATGGTAGCCACAACTCACTTAAAATGAGTTTCGCGTAACGCGAGTCTCGGTTCAAGTCCGAGTATGCCCACCAATAATTTATGCTAAAATCATTTTGGAGAATATGGGCAAAATCACTTGGTGAAAAAGCAAGTGAAGATAATTGTGAAGCAGATAAAGTTGCATTTGTTCGCACGCTCATTGTACTTTTTTACATCGTCACCAATATGTTTATTATTGCTGGTGTAATACATCGCTGGTGAATTTTTCCAATGAGTTTTTATATATACGTTTTTCATATATACGAAGATATTTATGGTTGAAAGATAAAATCCATAAATTATGAAAAAACTACTAGTCTCAGGCATTTTAGCGTTGTTAGTTTCAGCTACGAGTTTGTTTGCTCAAACACAATCAACAGAATATACTGGCACAAAAATCACACTTGCTGGTGAAGCACAGGGCACAACTCCAATCACATTTGCGTGGTTCAAGAATGATGTTCAAGTTGCTACTGGTGCAAATCTTGTATTCAATGCCATTGCTCTAACAGATGCTGGCACATACAAGCTTCGTGCAACCAATAACTGGGGCACTGCTGATAGCGATCCTCTTGCTATTGTTGTTGTTACGCCAGTTGCTCCTAATCAGGTTAGAATCCAAATTATTCGCGGATAAAATTATTGAGGTTTGATTATTCACGCCATATATTAGTGGCGTGAAAATCAGTATGATTAGAAACTAATCAACGGTTTATAATATTTTCATACCGTATATATTATATTTATACGGTATATGAAAAAGATATTTCTATTACTGACATTCTTGACAGTTGCTCTTACATCATATGCTTTGGATGTAAAAACCATAAGCACAAGCACCGAATATAAAATAACAAACAGAGATTCTGGTTATTTGATTGCGATGCAGACGCCAAATAACTCAACGGTTAGATTTGTTGTGCCATTTGAAAGAACTAATGTATTTGGCACAGGCACAGAAATATATGGCACAGCATTATCGGATGGTACAATAAATATTGTTGGAGAAAACGGTGTTATTATACTACAATCGGATGATGCTTTTAGAACGCGAAAAATGGGTTCGCAATGGAAACTAACCAGAATAAGCAGAAACTTTTGGTTGCTTGAAGGTGATTTATATAGTTTGCAAGCAGATGCATATGTTGGCGATGATATTACTATAAAAGCAAATGTTGATGCTGCTGCAACTGGACCGTTGAGATTTACTTGGTATAAAAATAATGTAGTTTTAGCGGGAAAAACAAATGCAAGCCTAAAACTAGCCAATATTACAACTGCTGATTCAGGAAACTATAAAGTAGAAGCACGCAATACTGCTGGACTTGTAAAAAGTGAAACTACAAGTTTAGTAGTTAGATGATATTTTGTTATTTTTTATAGTTATAGTTATATAGGTTATGAAAATATCAAGAAGAAAATTTATTGGTACTGGTGCCATCGGGTTGACCAGTGTAGCTACATTGAATTCGGCTCAACCGGGTGGAATAAATAAGCCCGTTGAACTGTGTGATCCAAACGCAAAACCTTTTGTATTTGGAAAAGAACCAAACAGAGTTCGCAAAAGCTTTTATGATCTTACCGACGAAGAAGTAAGAACGCTGTGTAAAGCAGTTGACTATATGCGAAATACTCTTCCTATGGGAACACCTACCCAATGGGAATCATATGCAAATATTCATATGAAACACTGCACAGCTTCGGATGCAGCAAACCCTCAAGTACATTGGGGTTGGCATTTTCTACCTTGGCATCGTGGCTATATTTTCTTCTTAGAAAGAATACTCGCAAACTGTTTGGATAAGTTGGGATACAACGGTGTACCCTTTGCATATCCATTCTGGGATTGGTGTGCACATCAAGAAATACCAAACACAAAAGAACGTGAAGCAAGAGGTTTGGCGAGTCCGCTGTTTGGATATGATCTTACTCAAGAGAATATGGTAAACGCCGATAATCTTGGATTTGACAACATTGCATTGTTTGACGGAAATCGTGGACCAACAATACAAAAGAGCAAAATGGATCCAAACAACGAAGTTTCACAAGATTCAAAAGCTCACGTTCAAGAGTGCAAAAACTATATGAGTCCAGAATATATCAATCTTGTTCTTACAACCCCTTGGGAACAATTTGGCGGGAAGCCTGTTACAGATAGAGCAACTGGCCAAGGGTTGGTGGAATCTGGACCACACAATGATGGCCACGATTGGGTAGGTACTCGTTATGGTAAGAATCGTAATATGGGAACTCTAAGATATGCGGCAAATGATCCTATATTCTTTATGCATCACGGAAATATAGATCGCATATTCTCACTATACAGAAATCCAATGCCAGATCTTGATGGTCCGTGGGGTCAACAAGTATATACATTCCCAGACATTGATGGTTCTCCTGTTACTGTAACAATCAAAGATATTATGACAAAGATGAACACAGTATCATATGCTGTACCATCCGATAATAATTTGACTGTTCCCACAAGCGTATCAACAAACTACGCCAGTGTATCTGCTCCAATAAATCAATATGCTACAGTACGTGAAGGGTTATCTTTGTATGTTCGCCCGCAAAATACGTTAAAAGATTTGATTAGTAAGGCAATAGACGGCGGAACATCATTATTGGAAATAGAAACAGGACCAGTATTTCACGTTGGAAAATGTGCCATCAAAGCATATGTAAATGGAAAGTATATTGGTCGAGTAAAGATAATGGATGGAGATCCGAGTACAACAAACAAAACCATTACACACTCATTTACTATGACTGTTGGACATCTTGGAAAGATGAAAGAAGTTATACCAAACGGCGATAAGTTCGAACTTCAACTCAAACTTGTAAACTTCAAGAATGATGTGTTGATACGAAACCTCAAGCTTTCAGTCATAGGTTAGTTTATAAAAAGTAAAATATACTTGCTATTTTAGCGATTTATTATAATATCGGGTATATAGTTATATGCTCAGTTATAACAGCCACCAAACCTATGGGTCTGTGGCTCTAAGATAGGAGAAACATATCATGGTAGCAGCCGTTGTATGTTGGGCAGTTTTGGGCTTGGTCATTATTTTCGACCAAGATTACTCAAAATAAGCCAATAAAAAAGAAAACCAGTAGAGGGTGGATTTCTCCACCCTCTTTTTTTATATCTTTATATTTATAGATATGATCAAACTCAAAGACATACTAAAAGAAGCCAAGCTATATTCCTTCAATATACGTGAAGTATTAGAAAAGTTTTTGCAGTTTGACGGTAAAACAATAGTATTGTTTGACACAGAAACCGTTGGCTTAGAACCAAACACATCATATATTCAAGTAACACATATTGCTGCTATGGTATATGATGGTTCAACATTTAATGAAATCGGCGAGTTTAGCAAAAAGATAAACATTGGACCTGCATTGAACAACGCATTGAATGATCCAAATAGTGCTGAAGCAAAACATCTTGGTAAAGAAATGGCACGCAGAGAAAAGAAGTATGGTAAGCCAGATCTACATCCACGAGACGCACTAAAGATGACTGGCTATGATGTACCAAACGCAGAAAAGCTTGATGAAAAAGAAGCACTAATTGAGTTTGAGAAGTTTTTAGATAGATATCAGAATGTTGTGATACTAGCACACAACGCTACATTTGATATGAAAGTTATTGCGGCGAGAAGAAAACTACACGGCTTGCCGCCAATGAAGAGATATCCTGTGTTGGATACAGTGAATATATCCAGATTCTTCTTCATCCCAGCATTACAAGCATTAGAAACAAATCCAGAAGCCAAACAAGTGCTTGATGGACTGCTCGCTAAAACAAAATACAAAAGCTATAGCTCAAGCCTTGGTAAGTTAGGTCAAGCACTTGGAGTAAAGATTGATGGATGGCACGATGCCAAAGAAGATGTCAAAATGCTTATGCAAGTATTGAAAAAGATCATAGAGTTCCTAAAAACGAACGCAGGAACAGACATAAGAAAGTTTCAGGGACAAGCAGCAAAACGCTTTAGAAATAAGAAGTTTTAGTTATTATATAAAACTTAAAAAATTAAACTTATGGCAACCACATACGCTTGGACATTTCCTACACTGCAAACATATACACAACAAAATGGATTAGAAAACGTTGTATATGTAGTACATTGGTACTATACTGGAACACGAGAGGTTGTATCTAGTAGCTATAGCCACCAAACATTCGGTGCACAAACAATTGCTCCATTCGTTTCCGGCAGTCGTCCATTTATACCATACGAACAACTCACAGAAGCTATGGTTCAAGAGTGGGTCGAAGAATCTATAGGGCCAGATAAGTTAAGTCAGATGCAAGCGGATATTAATCAGCAAATAGAAAACATGATAAATCCTCCAATTGCGTATTTACCTCCTCCGTGGGCAAACCCACCTCCATCCCCAGAAGTCACGCCAACTCCGTTAGATATTTCAGACAAAAACTTACCATAAAGTAGAATATTTCGTATATACGACAAAAGTTAAGTTTTATTGAAACTATATTATAATTATAACTGAACAATAATCATATCATAAATTATGCCTACAACAACATACTATACATCCGGAACATTAGCCGTCACAGAATCTCTGAGAAACGTTACTGCTTCGTGCTGGGGAGCCGGTGGAAACGGAAATACTAACGGTACTGGGGGATCCGGTGCTTCTTATGCAACAATAGCGTTTACGGTTCCATCTGGATCGTACACAATAAATGTCGGTGTACCAAACTCCGATGGTCTTGGAAATGGTGGAGTATCCAATTTTATATCTGCCAGCGTAATTCGTCTTCAGGCTGCTGGAGGAAGATCCGACGGAACAATTACCGGTCAAACGGCATTTAACACCGGAAGTACAAAATACACAGGAGGAACAGGAGGAACATTCTTGGGCGCATATGGAAATTATGGCGCTGCTGGCGGCGGATCAGCGGCTGGCGGGCTAGGAAATGGAATCGCCGCAGGAGATGGATTGGACACGGGTGCATCTTTCTCCCAATTTGGTCACTCTCCAACCGGATCTCTTGGTGCATCTGGAGCAGCAGCGGGCGGCGGAAACGGTGGAAATGCTGCATATTACGATGCAGGTCCATGTTCAAGACTCATCACCGCAACCGATGGTGATTTGCCGGGCGGCGGTGGTGGCGGCGGATACTCCGGAGAAAGCAGTACTCCTGTCAAAACCGAGGGAACCGGTGGTGCAGGAATGGTAACTGTTACTTGGTAAATAAGTAAATTTACTAAAAACAAAAGCCCCGATTTCTCGGGGCTTTTTTATTATCCTTTGAATTTATAGATTATTATATCACCTTCATAATTGTGAAAGGCAACTTCAATCAATCTTTCTACTATTCTCCAATCGCCGCCTCCAAGGCCACATCCCATAAGATATGGAAATCCAATATTTGGAACTGGTAAATCTTCATCATTCTCTACTAGATAGTTTTTCATTCCTTCAAGAGAATCATACAACGCATTGTAGTTTGTCATTCTGGTTTTTGAGCCATACAAGTTTTGCCCATATAGGTTGAATATCTTCTTGAAAGGATTGCCATTCATATGACAAAAACTATAACTTCCAAGCACTGCTTTGCCATCCTTGTATGCCATACTATCTGCGTGATATGCCTTGGGATACATTTCTTTTATACTCTTAGCAATACCTGCGCCAAATATGTTTTGGCAGTTGGCTTGATGAGCAATTACTTCAACGTCTGTTGCAGTAAGTAGATTGCCATCCTTGTGTATTAGTTTTTTCATAAATTTTATTCATCTTTACCATGATGATCTGGAGGAATCGTTTTTCTTGGACTTAATTCTTCTACAATTTCGCTCCATTCCACGGGGCGTCTCTTCCATTCCCAACCAACATCAAGTCTAGCAAGAGAAAGATCTTCCTTTAAATTTCTATGACAATGACCGTGGATATTATAAGCACCTTTACTTATGCCGTGCCACGAAGCAATTGGATAATGGGTAAGAACAACTTTTTTGGTGTCTATACTTATTTCTGCATAATGTCCTAGAAAAGTAAAGTTTGTGTTTGGAATTGTGAGAGGATACATTTCAATATCATCCGCCAATAAACCTAGTTCTTTTCTATAATCGTCGTATATCTGTTGAATTCCGGCATTATGATTTCCCCAAATAAAATACTGATGTTTGCACGGAATATGCACAATTCTTTTGGCATACGCTAGAGAATTATCAAATGCACCAATCACAACATCACCGAGATTAAACACAATGTCATTTGGTCCGATATGTTCGTCCAACATTTTGTGCGTATGTTCGTATGCTTCATTTATATTGGAATAGTTTCTTGGGCCAAGAATGAATGGCTTGTTATGACCAAGGTGCAGATCGGAAACAAACCACATCTTTTGGTCTGCACTTTTAAGGCTGATCTTTTTCACTTGATGGTGTTCTTGAAGTTTTCAACCAAACTGGTAATATTCATCTTTCCTACTGGGTTCATGCTATGAACAACATAGTGTGGAAAGTTTGTGTCTTCATTCATACACTTTTCAATCAGCCACTTGGCACAATGATATCCCGTTTTCTCTTTGAATTCACTTCTTGGATTGGCACCATAATGCTCTTCTGCAAGGTCGTGATCAAAGGCAACAAACGATGGAATGCCATTCTTTGAGATATGCTCAACGAATTGATCATAATTACGCACAATTTCCCAAGGACCATCTGGTAGTTTTACCCAAGTCACTTGTTCTGGTTCTCTTACATCATCAAGAAATAGTTTATACATAAAAATAAAATATTATTCTAAGTATTGTATATGTCAACCAGAATATAATTTTTATAAAAATTTCCTGAAATAAAAAGTATTGACAAGACCATATATCTAGATAATTATAGTTGTCGTTCTTTGAATCACTTTTAGAAGCGTGTAGGGTAGTTAAAAGAGTCGTTGTTTGTAAAACTTGCGACTATTCTCACATAACATCATAGTAGGCATCAAGTTTTATTCTTGTCTAAATAGCCGAAGTTGTTGGGATAGGATGAAATACCCGAATGTATTTCCGGTGCCGGTGCCCAAACACCTAGCCCCTACACGTTTTCTATTTTTTATTATGGGCGTGTTCTGGATTCTACTATATAGTGTAGATGCAGTCCGCATGCACAGAGTCTAATGTCTCTGTATAATACCCGTTGGAAAAAATAAATGCTAAGAGAAATCTTGCTAAGACATCGTTCCTAAGCGTAAGCCGTAAGAGCGAAGTTGCTGTAGCCTAAGTTGCTACCCGTTTTATCTATTGACGCAGATATATAGAATAAAACGCTCGACCATCTGCTTGCTGTTGTAAGGACGAGGGTCGTAACAACAGCGAGAAACACGAGTCCTCAACTTCTAAGTGGTGCTCTACCAAACTTAGTCGGATTATAAGAGATAAGCATGTATATGGTTGTAGTTATATTATACAGCACAGGGGTTCAACTCCCCTCACGTCCACCATTTTATATATTGACATAAAAGATTTTATATCATATAGTTATCGGTACTTTGCGAAAACCGTGAAGAATAATAACTAAATATAAAATAAATATGAAGAAATATATTACTAAACTAATCGTAGGATTGATTGCGATCACATCAGTTTCTTTCTCCCAGACAGTATCGGCTACTGCTGGATTTGAGAGTGACTATGTATTTCGTGGTGTAGCTGGAGGAACCAATGTAGGTACTTCCGAAGTCACCGTCAATCTACCATCTAAGACCAGCTTGAGTGTCGTCGGTCTATGGGATTTTGATAATCTAAATACAACCGTTCGTGAACTTGATGTGGCCTTGACTCAAGGATATACTATTGACAAGGCAACTACACTCAAGGTTGGTGGCGTGGGATATTTTTACCCCAAGGCTGCACCAGCAAAGGGCGAAACAAATTATAGTGTTGAAGTGTTCGGATCTCTGGCTTACGATGCTTTTTTGAGCCCAACCGTAGCAGCAGGATATGACCTGAATCTGCGTCAGGTGTTTGCTGAAGGCTCTCTCAGCCAGCCAATCAACCTCTTCCTGCTCGCCAAGGGATTCAAGCTGGTTCCTGCTGCTACTCTTGGATGGGTTGGTGCCAAGGATGCTCTACCAGAGCGCCGTGGTGGCCCAGTCAAGGATTCGTATTATTACCTAACTGGTAAACTGGACTTGGTGTATGAAGCCAAGAATGTTGTTGTTGGTGCTGGCTATCGCCATAACTACCTCAACAACTCTGTCACAACCAACAATAGTTGGCTTGGTGGATTTGTTACCGTCAAGTTTTAATAACATATCATAAACTGGTTATAATCAAGAGCCTCACACGAGGCTCTTTTTTATTGATTTGACAACAGCATTTTACCGTATAATATGTATGCTATGATTTTACCATCTAATATTACTCCATCGCTATGCTGTATCCATACAGGACTACAAGAGCATAAAATCAAGTTCAATGTAATGACATATGCCCAATATAAGAAGTTGGGTAGCAAGGTTGCTATGAAAGTGCTTGCTGATCGTTCATTGAATAATATTAAGACTATTCGTGCTGTTCTTGGAGAGTGTGCGGTTAATAACTGGAATTACCGCATTGGTAGTAATGTTTTTCCATTGATGACGCACCCAGATCTGGAGTTTACTGTGGATGATTTTTATAACGCCGAAGAAATATACTCGGAATTCAGAGCAGCCGCTAAGATCATACAGGACAATAACATTCGTTGTAGCATGCATCCTGACCAGTTTGTTGTACCTGCCAGTCCAAATCCAAAAGTTGTTGAAAACTCTATACGAGACTTGGATCAACACGCCATGATTATGGATATGCTTAATTTACCTCGTTCATACGAAGCACCGATTAATATTCATATGAACTGTTATAACAATGGTAACTATGCCGAAACAACAGATAGATTCCAGAAAGTATATCATAATATGAGCGACGGTGTGCGTAGTCGTTTAGTGTTGGAGAACGAAGACAAACTAAAGAGTTGGAGTGTAATGGCATTATATGAAAACACATACAAGCGACTGGGTATTCCAATTACATTTGATAATCTGCACCATATGTGTAATCCAGACTCAACCAGCGAAGAGTTTGCGTTTGATACAGCACTATCAACTTGGCCAACTGGAGTTATTCCGTTGTTTCATTTCAGCGAATCATTGCCCGGCAAAAATCCGCGTGCTCACGCCGACTTTCCTACTATGATGCCGTCTATTTATGCCAACTACAAAGGCAATCTACATCTCGACTTTGAGTTCAAGATGAAAGAACTTGCTATAAATAAGATTTCACGCGAAAGTTTATTGACAATCTGCGAGTAATCTACATACTGTATTTATCTTATTCAACATAAGAATAATAAAAAACAAAAAATATACGCATATGACTAAGACAACCAAGACAAAGAATGGCCGCAAAATCAATACATTCGTCAAGAACGGAAAGTATTCTCTTTCTTTTACTCGCCCTGTAAAGGGTGTAAAGGATGAGATTATGCATCTTAGTGTGACTGGTATCAATCCCGTCACCAAGAAGATGAACAAGGTTCGCCTTGATGGTAGAGCAGTTGCTGCTTTGCGCCGTATTCTTACCAAGTAATATTGTAGAATATTGATATATCAAAATCCCCCAAGTTATTTTGGGGGATTTTTTATTGACACTTAGTATATCCATAGTATGCTTGTTCTATGAAAATAGACATACAGTCTATAGATAGAAACTCTTTTATGGTTCACCAGCATCTCGTTGGTGAGCACGAGTGCTATTTGATTCAACCTATTCATATCGGAGCGACTTGGAACAAGCAGAATCTTATCTTTAGATCTTCACTGTGGGATAAGGAAGGAAATCCCGTTTCACTGAGTTTCAAGAAGTTTTTTAACCTTGGTGAAAAGCCTGACATATCACCCACACCGTCTTCTCTCGTTGGTTCAAGAATGATTGAGAAGTTGGACGGTTCTACGCTTATATTCTCAAGATATAAGGGGCATACTGTTATTCGTACAAGAGGAACGACAGATGCTCGTAGGCAAGAAAACGCACACGAAATAGATGTATTGCTAAATAAGTATGCCAAGTTTATATCATATCTTGAAAAGCAAGACACCACTCAGCATTCTTATATCTTTGAGTGGCTATCTCCTACCAATCGTATTGTATTAGATTATGGCAAAGAGCCCGATATGGTTCTTATTGCCGCAATTGTACACGATGACTATTCGCTTGTAGACCAGCACTCACTAAACCATATTGCCAGAAACTATAACTTTCGCCGCCCAAAGTTTTATAATTATAACTCCATCGACGAATTACAGAAGGCAGTGGTTGATATGCGGGACTTTGAGGGCATATGCCTGTATTACAACGACGAACAGGATATTCTAAAGATCAAGAGTGCTCAATACTTGTATCTGCATCGCGCCAAGAGTGAAATCTCAAGCATAGAAAAGGTAATTGATGTATATATTGATTGGTTTATGGACCGTCATACACTATCTCACGAACCTACTGGCTATACTGAGTTCTTTGATTATCTTACGCATAAGTTTGACTACGAAATAGCAAATATGGCAATCGGGCATATTTCACGCATATGCGATGCGATGAAAGAAGTTCATACCATAATGAACGCACTGTTTGCTTTTGCCGCCGCTCGTTCTAAAATGCCACGCAAGTTTGCTGCCGCAGAAATATTACAAGCACATGGCAGCACAGGCAGATCTGCGATTGTATTCAAAGTGCTTGACGGTAAGCCAATAACAGCAGATGACTACAAGAAAATCTTATACCAAGTTCTTAAATGATCATCACAAACTTTCCTGCGAAACTAAAACAAACTATGAATCTCGCAACGATGCTATTCGTGATGCTAAAAGAATACTGACAGAGTATCGTAGTGATAGAATACCATACAAATGTAGTTATTGCGGATATTGGCATCTTGCTACAAAATACTAATATTTATTTATGATGACAAAAACAGCACATACAGACAAAATCGCCAAGCGTCTTGAAGTTGGAGATGTTGTAATATCTTCAACAGGTAAAAAAATGAAAGTAACCGCCGTAATACAAAAGGTTAATAGAACTGTTGTATTATTTGATGATGATATGGAGATTGACTTTGACCCATACTTCAGGATTGAAAAAGTTATACCTATCAAGAAATAAGGCTTGACTTTTTATATTATTGTAGTCATAGTTATATCTGAAAGGATATATTATGAATGTTATCTCCCAACCAGTATTGTGCCTAAATAACTTATGGCAGGCTTTGAATACAAAGACTGTCAAGGAGGCTCTTATTTCTATGCTGGGTGGAGTTGATGGTAATAATCCGCCTGCTCTTGCCATAGATATGAACTTTCGTGTGGATGAAAATGGCAGCGTAGATTGGGATAATCCAGAATATGTACAGCCAGTTGATTGGGAAACTTGGAAGAATCTGCCTATAAGAGATTATGATCTTGCTATACATACCTCTAATATGACTATTCGGGCTCCGCGTGTCATTATTCAGCCAAACTATAGCAAGATGCCTGTAGTTACTCCTCGTCCGACCAAAGAAAGCATTCGTAAACGTGATGGTGGAGTATGTCAATATACAGGTCGTCAGATTTCTTGGAAAGATGGCAACATTGACCACGTTATTCCTCGTACCAAGGGCGGCAAGAATACGTTTGAGAATATGGTATGGTGTCATAAAGAAATCAACAGCAAGAAAGGTGATAAAACGCCAGAACAGGCTGGGCTAAAACTTATTCGCAAGCCAAAGGCACCAAGGGCTGTGCCAGTAAGTTCAACCATACAAATCGCACATCATCCAAGTTGGATACATTTCTTGGATAATGTCACCGAAGTAAGACAAGAAATAGCATCTTGACAACAACTATACCCTGATCTATATTATCGGGGTATTTATTTATGACCTTTTTTTATATACTTCTGGCTGCGATATTCATAATTGAGTTGTGTCTGGCGTATTCTTGTTATAAGTTTTATCTTATGATAAAGAAGATGGATAAGACAAATAAAACTACTATAGTTGAAAATGGCAACGCCATCACAGAAACACTAAGAATAATATTTGACAATCTAAAGCGTCAAACCAGTAAGGTGGATAAACTATCAGGCAAACATACAGAATATCAATCACGATTTCATAGATTAGAACAGCACGTTCAGCGTCTTTTATCCAAAGACAAAGAATCTGTTGAACTACCAAAAGAGGAAAACAAAAATGAGCGACGAAACAACAAAGCAGATTGAGTTTGGCAAGTTGGCTATTGGCAGCAAGTTTTACTTGACTAAGCCTGTAGAATCAACTTCTGCTGTATTCACAAAGATTACATCGTCAAAAAATGATGCTGGTGTATGGTCCAATGCCAAGAATGGCTTTGGATTGACAACCTTTGTACAATACGATAAGCGTGTCTGGACTAAATCGTAAAATGCCAAGAAAAAAAGCAACAGAAACTGGTGCTGCTATAACAAAGCCCAAGGGATTGTTTGATCATATCAATCATGTCCGCGAAAAGCAGGACATTGATTATTTTGACAAACTTACCGACGCCGACAAAAAGAGTTGGTCCAACTTTATGGTGTGCCGTTTTCTAAGCATGCAACCCGAACTTATTGATACATTGAATCACGTACAGAAATATAGCGGCGTATTATCTCCCAAAGAGTTTTATAAGGTGCTGATTGCTTTTGTGCCAAAGCGTAAGGCATTTTATCCATATATCAAGAGCAAGAGTGAGAAGTATAATCCTGCCTTGCTTAGTTTGCTCTCCAACCATTTTCAAGACAGCGAAAGAAATGTGCTTGAGTATATATCCATCTTGACAAAGGCCGATATTGTTGGCATTGTTGGCAAATACGGATATAACGAAAAGCAAATCAAAGAACTAATGGAGGCATAACATATGAAAGTAGCCATCAACGCATCTTATGGAGGGTTTGGTCTATCACCTGAAGCACTAAAACTATACTGCGAAAAAGCAGGCATAAGTTGTTATTTCTTCAAGTATGAATATACTACTGAACCCACGCTCAGGAGCAAACTTGTTCCTGCATATGATCTGACTGACCATGGAAAATATAGCCGCGACAATCTTGCGTTTTCTATACCAAATCCTCAAGAGCAAAAAAATCCACATGATTATCGCATAGGCGACGGGTTTACAGATGACAGAACCAATAAGTTTTTGATTGAGGCGATTGAAGAACTTGGGTCAGAGGCAGCAAGCGGAAGCAGTTGTAAAATAAAAATCGTTGAAGTGCCCGACGATGTAAAATGGCATATTGCTGAATATGATGGTTGGGAGTGGGTGGCAGAAGATCACCGTAAATGGGAATAAACATATGTCTACTAAAAATGTTATAGGAGTTGGAGGCGCAGCCCGCAGCGGTAAAGATACATTTGCTTCTATTGTAGAAATGAAATTACAGCAGGCTGGTTATAGCGTCAAGAAGGTCGCATTTGCCGACCCGCTAAAGCAGCATTGCGATAAGTTTTTATTGGAAAATCTTGGCATATCTGCTTTTACACAAGATCCTGAAGAAAAGATTCTTATTCGTCCTATGCTTGTATGGTATGGCGATGCTCAACGCAGACGCACAGATGGTAGATACTGGATTGATCTTGCCAAGAAAACGATTGATGAATCAGACTATGACTTTTATATCGTTACGGATGTGCGATATGATGTATATGAAAAAGATGAACTATACTTCTTGAAGAAAGAAACCAAAGGAGTGCTGTGTCATATCAGCAAGTATAGCATTGTTGATGGCGTAAAGAAGTTTGTATTGCCCGCCAACGAACACGAAGAAGCCAACAATCCAAGAATCAGAAGCGCCGCACAGCATCGCATAGAATGGGAAGATGAAGGCAAGATGACAACCGAGGAACTATTACTGAATCCAAAACTGAATGAACACGTAGAAAAGTTTATGAAGATCTGGATACAAAAGTTTTAGTATTTGTATTCATCACCATCTTCTTCTTGATCTTCATCGTCATCTTCACCAAGTTCATTATCAAGTTCTTCACTTAGTTTGATAAAATCTTCGTGCTCTAACTCAAGTTTGGCTACGATAGAAGAAATCAAGAAAGCAAGTTCTCCCTTATCAAAGTTCATGCTCTTGATATTTTTTGAGAACTTGTTTGCGATGGTATATATCAAGTTTCTGCGTGCCGACAACTCATCATTGTTGTATATGATGCCAGGTATTGGATTTTTATCGCTATGCATGTCGGATAGTTTAGCCATTTCTTCCTTTAGCATCTGATTATACTCTGCATCATTTGCCGCAATACTTTTAATTAAACTTTTCAACTCATCTATGTCTTTTTTCTTTACAACCTTTGCCACTGAAAAAGTACGTAATACTCCCTTTTTCTGTAGAACGTGTGTGAATGTTTTGTTATCCATATATGATATATTTTTTGTTTATCTAAATAAATATAAACTCTTTACAATTGACATCAACAATACTTGATATATACTGATTTTATGTCTATAAATGATTTTTACGCCGAACCAGTAGCAGAAGTGCCTACTGTAACTCCAACTGAAGAAAAAAAGAAGAACAAGACCGTAAGTTTTTCTCAATATGCTATGTGGCTAAAGTGCCCGCAGCAATGGAAGTTGTCGTATATAGACAAACTTGCTCCGTATGAAGCCAATATCAATACTGCGTTTGGAACGGGCATTCACGAAGCATTACAAGAATATCTTAGATTGTTATATAATGTAGGCTCTTCTGCTGCCGATGAGTTTGATTGTTATGCCAAGTTCATATCAGCGTTTGATGAAGAACTAAAACAACTCAAACTGGCAACAGACGAGCAAGTATCTACATTGTCTGCCGAAGATATAGAAGAACTTGGCTTGACCACACCATCTCAAGTAGCAGAGTTCAAGTCAGATGGCAGAACTATTCTTGACCACGTAACCAGTTATGCCATACGCAGCAAACATTTTCCGTCAAAGAAGTATGAGGTAGTGGGAATAGAACTGCCGCTTGAAATACCGCTAAAGAACAATACTATAACATACAAAGGCTTTCTGGATATTGTGTTCAAGGATAAAACGACCAACAAGATACTTATTTTAGATTTCAAGACAAGTCGTCTGGGCTGGAACAAATATCAAAAGGCAGATAGAACAAAGATAGACCAACTACTGCTATATAAGAGATTTTATCATCAGGTATTCAAGGTGCCTATGTCTGATATAGAAGTTGAGTTCTTTGTAGTCAAGCGTAAGTTGCTTGAAGATGCTGAGTTTCCGCAGCAGCGTATTCAACGTATATCGCCGCCAGATGGAAAGATGAACATGAAAGAAGTAGAATCTGCTTTTCTTGACTTTATAAAAAATGGTTTTGATGACAACGGCGAATATAATAAAGACGCTGTGTTTCTAAAGAATCCTGGCAAAGGCCGCAAAAACTGTAAATATTGCATCTTCAAGACACTCAAGAACGATAAAGGCGAACTATATTGTAACGGAAAAGAAGGCTAATAGTTTTTTATATATACGGAAAACCTAGTTTCATATATATGTATATAGAGAAATCTAACAATCATATATATGAAACTAAAAACTAGCCACGAAACATCATTCACTTCTGTACACCTGTTCAAGGACAAATATACTGCGTTCAAGGAAGCAGGTGTATCAAGTGGAATGACGCTGCAAAAACTCGTAAATCGTTGTGTATATCTTTATATCAACGATCCAGAGTTCAGAAAGAAGCTCAACGAAGAAAATTCTTTACAAATCAGCGGTTCTGCATTTTAAATAATTTGACATAACGCAGATTTAAAACATAATACAAGGTTATATATGGTAAATAGTTATATTCCTCAGAAGGACAGAAAGAAGATTATACTGCTTTGCGATGACCTGAGAATGCATTCTGGTATTGCTACAATGGCAAGAGAGTTTGTTACAGGCTTGGCAGGCAAATACAACTGGGTACAAATGGCAGGTAGCGTTACGCATCCTGAAAAAGGCAAGATAATGAATCTTGACCAAGCCACCAACCAAGTTGCTGGCATAGACGACGCATACGTTCGCCTATATCCGGTTGATGGTTATGGCGACGCCAATCTTCTAAACGAAGTTATTAAGATGGAAAAGCCTGATGCGCTGCTTCATTTTACTGATCCGCGTTTTTGGATCTGGTTATATCAAATCGAGCGTGAATTGCGTCAGAAGATTCCAATCGGGTTCTATAGCATCTGGGACGATCTTCCATATCCTATGTATAATCGTCCATATTATGAATCGTGCGATTGGATTGGTTGTATCAGCAAGCAGACAGAAAATATCGTAAAGAATATTCTTGGAACTACACTAAATAATCCTACAACTGTATCGTATGTACCGCACGGCATCAATCGCAAGATGTTTAGACCGTTGACCACAGATGCTGAACTAAGTGAACTGCAACTAATACGTAGACAGTATTTCAAGAAGGACTATAAGTTTGTAATATTCTATAACAATAGAAATATTCGTCGTAAGCAAACCAGTACAATAATGCTTGCCTACAGAGCATTCTGCGACAATCTACCAAAAGAAGAAGCAGCAAAGTGCGTATTGTTTCTACATACACACCCAGTAGATGAAGCAGGCACTGATTTGCCCGCGTGTAAGCAGGCATTTTGCCCGAATTATGATGTAGTGTTCAGTGTTGAAAAGGTTCTGCCAGAAAGAATGAATCAACTTTACAACATGGCAGATGTGACGGTAAATCTTTCCGACAACGAGGGATTTGGTATTGCCACTGCGGAGAGTGTAATGGCGGGTACTCCAATCATCGTCACGGTTACGGGAGGACTTCAGGACCAGTGCGGATTTACAGACGATGCCGGAAATCCTGTCCAATTTGAAAATGGATGGGGAACTAATGCCGATGGTAGATATAAGAAACACGGTAGATGGGTTACACCAATCTTTCCGGGTGCAAGAATGATGCAAGGTAGTATTCCTACTCCATATATTCTTGCCGATTATGCCAAGTGGGAAGATTGTGCTGAAGCATTTATGTATTGGTATTTGACCAGCAAGGAAAAGCGCCTTGAGTATGCACTGGAAGGTAGAGAATGGATGTGCGGAGTTGGTGGACTAAGTGCAGAAAGCATGTGTGAAAAAATGGCATCTGGCTTAGAAAATATGATGGCAAACTGGAAAGGTCGCGAAAGATTTAATCTTCATCGTCACGACGAATATGTTGGGCACAATATGCCAAACAACAGTCTTGGATTTCCGATTCCAAAGATTAACAAAGATGAAGTACTAAAAAAATATAACAAATAAATAATATTATGGCTAAAGCATTGACTAAAGAAGAAGCAAAGACAAAAATCTACGAACTTGCCAAGCAACTTCGTGAAATCGAAATGGAAAAGCGAGTTGTTATGACTGACTTCAAGGATCGCATCAACGATGTTAAGTCCGAGATGGAAGCGATTATTCAAGAACAAGAAGGTCAAAACACACCCGGTACAGCACCATAATAAAAAAAAGGTTATATAAATGAGCAACGAAATTAAACCAGTATGTGTCATACAAGGTCCAATAGCATCTCGCTCTGGATATGGCGACCATACATTTGCAATTGCGGCAGACATCATAAAGTATGATAAGTTTGACGTTAAGATCGTACCAATGCGATGGGGAGTGTGTCCCAATACGATGTTGGATGACGAAAGTCGTCCTATGGTCAAAGAAATAAAGAGCAGAATACTAACTACCAACTTAACCGCACAGCCTGAATTATTTGTTCAAGTATCTATTCCCAACGAGTTCCAGCCACGCGGAAAATATAATATTGGCGTTACGGCAGGTATTGAAAGTACTGTACCAAAGCCAGAATGGGTTGAAGGTCTGAATAGAATGAACTTGAATATTGTTCCTTCAAACTTTTCTAAGGAAGTATTTGTAAAAACTGCATACGACCGTAGAGATGAAAGAACGGGAATGACGGACAAGATTCAACTCAATAAACCTATTGAAGTTGTATTTGAAGGAGTAGATACAAGTATTTACAAAAAAACTAATGAACCGTCCGAAGAAATAGATTCTGCGCTAAATGCGATCCCAGAAACATTCTGCTATCTATTCGTAGGACATTGGATCCAAGGCGACCTAGGTGCAGATAGAAAAGATGTCGGAATGTTGATCAAGATCTTCAGCGAAGTATTTAAAAACAAGAAAAATGCACCCGCGTTAATTCTCAAGACTAGCGGAGCAACATTCTCCAAAATAGATAAAACCGAAATACTTAAGAAAATAAATGACATTCGTGCCCCACTGTCTGGAACTCTTCCAAATATATATATTATACACGGCGAACTGGCTCCGACTGAATTGAATCGTTTGTATAACCATCCAAAGGTAAAAGCTCACGTCAGTCTTACTCACGGAGAAGGTTTCGGAAGACCGTTGCTAGAGGCAACTCTAAGCGGAAAACCACTACTTACTACTAATTGGAGCGGTCACGTAGATTTTCTTCCAGATAATCTTGCAAACTTGTTACCCGGTACAATGGTCAACGTACCTCCGAGTGCGTGCAACGAATGGCTGGTAAAAGAAGGTCAGTGGTTTAATGCAAACTACAGCGTTGCTGCACAGAAATTGGAAGATATATACACAAACTATATCAATTATATTCCAAACGCCGAAAAACTGCGTGTTCAAAATGCAGAAAAGTTTAGTCTTGAAGCTGCTGGAAAAGTATTGGTAGATGTCTTAGACAAACATCTCCCCGTGTTTGAGAAGAAGGTAGGAATTACGCTTCCAAAATTCAAAAAAATAACTCCGACAACGTCGTGAAAATAAGTTATTTGGTTACGTGTAAAAATGAGACACTTGAGCTTCTTGAACTAATCGAGAAGCTCAAGACTCACATCGATTTTAATGCTCCGAACGACGAAGTTGTCATTCTTGATGATTTTTCTGATAACGAAGGTACTAAAAAGATACTGGAAAAAGCTAAAAACTATGGCTTTAGTATAATTCAACATGCACTAAATAAAAACTTTTCCGAACATAAAAACTATGGAAGTAAACGTTGTGTAGGAGATTATATAGTCCAGTTGGACGCGGATGAATATCTGTGGCCTGAACTGTTGTATAATATGCAAGAATTGATAATGTCTAATCCAAAAGTTGAATTGTACAGAGTTCCAAGAGTAAATATTGTAAGAGGAGCTACTTCACAAGATGCAGCTATGTGGGGATGGCATCTTAGTACACTACCAGAATATTTTGGTAATGAGCCAATAGTAAACTGGAATCACGGTGATTATCAATCTCGTATATATAAAAATAGCCTAAAGGTACAATGGCAAAAACCGCTACACGAGACTGTGATTGGTGCTGAGTATGTAACTATGCTTCCTAAAGAAGTTGAATGGTCTATTATTCATGACAAAACAATAGACAGGCAACGTGCGCAAAACCTGTTTTATAACCAAAACTGGTCCAAACAAGCTAACATGGGACAAGGATAAATTATGAAAATATCAGTAATAGGACACGGACATTTGGCATATATAACTGCCGCTTGTATGGAACAATTTCATCAAGTAAATGTTGATGATTCTAAGGTTGGAGATAGTGACGTTATTTGGGTTTGCTATGATACACCGGTCGATAAGGACGGAAAGCCAGATTCAAGAATCATATTTGAATGGTTGGGAAGAGTACTTCCATTTGCCAAAAATAATGCTATTGCTTTGATATCTACCCAAGTTCCAGTTGGAACGTGCAGAATGCTAGAGAACGTATATACAGATATCAGAATTGCCTGTTCTCCAGAAAATCTAAGGCGAGGTAGAGCAATAAATGATTTTCTGAACCCAGAACGAATTGTTGTTGGATGTGATAGATTCTCAAAAGATGTACTTACCGAATTGTTTCGTCCATTGTCTTCTAATATAATTTGGATGAGTTTGGAATCTGCTGAAATGGTAAAACACGCATTGAATTCATATTTGGCAATGTCTATTGCATTTATAAATGAAATAGATAAAGTTGCAAAGGCGGTGGGAGCAAATTCGTCAGATATAACCGCAGGATTGCAAACAGACAAACGCATAGGTAAGTTGTCTTATCTAAAAGCCGGTGGTCCATATACCAACGACACACTTGGAAGAGAAATACATAACCTCATTCAATTGGATCAAAAATACAATCTTGGACTGTCTCTCATCCCATCAATCAAGAAATCGAACGATGAACATTCTAATAACAGGTAATACTTTTGGTATTGGAAAGATGCTGTCCGATAGATTTGAGAAAAATGGACACAATGTCTATGGTCTTTCTCGTTCTTCAAAATATCCTTGCGATGTGTCAAATATAGAAGAAGTACGTGGATGGTCTAACTACTTTCTTGATTGCGATGTTTATTTTGATGCAATCATTACGTGTGCGGGGACGCAGGGTGAATTGGGAAAGGTGTCAAAGACAAATCCAGAAAATTGGTCACAAACAATAAGAATAAACTTGGATGGAACATATAATGTTTTGAAAGAATTTTATCCATTGATGTGTACCAACAAACGTCAAAAGATAGTATGCATGGCTGGAGGTGGTGCTGGAAATGGCAGAGCATATTTTTCTGCATACGCAGTAGCAAAAACTGCCGTAGTTAGATTGGTGGAAACGATGGCTTTGGAAGAGCCAACCTTGGATATTAACGCAATAGCTCCCGGCGCTATAAAGACCGGAATCGTTGATGGTCCAATAAATGCTGGGCAAGAAATAATTGGTATTCAGGAATACGAAAAAGCCAAGCGTCAAAGCGAAAGCGGAGATGACCCCGAACCGGCTATGCAGTTGGTCGAATGGTTAATTTCCGATGAAAGTGACGGTGTTTCTGGTAAATTTATAAGTGCAAAGTGGGATTGTTGGAGAAACTTCAAGGATTTATCCAAGGAGATTTATACTCTACGAAGAATGACCTAATGAAAATAGCAATACATGTAGAACAACTTGATCACCGAGGCTGTGGTACAGTGCCATACGACTATTATATGGGAATAAGAGACTGCCTTGGTCATAACCCAATCATAATGAGTTCTAGATCAAAATCAACTTGCCCAATGGAAAAGTTTGATGGGTTGAACTATCATCTATATGAAAATGAAAGTGAGATTCCAATTCTGGTAGAACGTGAAAAAATAGATCTGTTTTATATGATAAAGGCGGGCGGAAAAAATGAAGGAACTACCCCATCAAATTGTAAAACCGCAATCCACTGTATATTCAGTATGACAGAACCACATGGCAATGTATACGCTGGCGTAAGCGAATGGTTAGCAAAAATGTTTAATCAGCCATTATGGGTTCCGCATATAATAAATCTACCAAAAACAAACGAAAGTCTGCACGACGAACTTGGAATACCAAAAAATGCTTTCGTATTGGGAAGATTGGGTGGATACAATCAATTTGATTTACAAATCGCGCACCGAGCATTGATAACTGCGATTGAAAAAAGAAACGATTTATATGCCGTATTTTTGAATACTAAACCATTTGTTTCTCACCCAAAAGTAAAATTTTTACCATTCAATCCAAATTTGATGTATAAAAGTGAGTTTATAAATACGTGCGATGCCATGATACACGCTCGAAGTGACGGCGAAACGTTCGGGTTGGCGGTCGCGGAATTTTCTTCTTTCAACAAACCAGTACTTACATATGACGGTGGATATGGGTGGTATATGAAAGCGCACTTGCATATGCTTGGTGAAAAGGCGTTGAAATATAAAAACGAACAAGAACTAACTTCATACTTATTACAAATTGACAAAGAGTATGTTAAAGATATAGACTGGGATTGTTATTCATTAAAATTTTCTCCATCCAACGTGATGAAGCAATTTGAAGAAGTATTCATAAAATAATATGCCAAACATAATAGAAGCCAGACACGGTAAGTTTTTGATATTGCCAAACGACGCACTGGGGCAGGCATTGATGAACAATGGAGATTTTGAGCCACATTTTTATAATGTAGCCAAAAACGTAATAAAACCCGGAGATATTTGTTTGGATTGCGGAGCAAACTTGGGATATCATGCAGTAACGATGGCAAAAATGGTTGGACCCGCCGGAAAAGTTTTGGCATTTGAACCATTGAGAGTAATATATCAACAGCTATGTGGTAATGTATTCATCAACGACCTACGAAATGTATTTTGTTTCAATGTGGCGTTAGGGAATGAGAACAAAATGATTCAAATGGACTATGTTGACGTAGATAGACCTCAAGGAATTAATATAGGAGCAACTAAAATTGGTGGTGGCGGGGATGTAGTACAAATGATAAAAATTGACGAAGTTATAAGTTCGGGTGTATCATTCTTGAAAATAGATGTACAAGGATCTGAGATATTTTTATTGGAAGGTGCCGAAAAACTTATTCAAAATTCTAGACCTATTATGTTTATTGAAGTCGAAAACCAGTGGTTGAATTGTTTTGGGCAGAGTTCAGAAACATTGCTCAATAAAATTTTGTCGTTGGATTATATACTGGTCCGAATAAACAATGAATATCCGTGTGATCACGTAGCTATTCCAAGAGAGAAAAAAGATTTACTTGATATTATAATGAAGGACGTTGGGTATCCAATACAAATCGTAGACGGAAAATCTGTAAAGTTGAATTTTGATAGAACTGATTGGCAAAAAGAAATAAATTACGGGGGATTTGAAGTATATTAATGATACCATCTCGTTTAATTATATTTGATTTGGATGGCGTGTTGTTAGACGCCAAGGAAATTCATTATAATGCTTTGAATAAGGCGTTGGCTCAAATAGATTATAGATATATCATATCCAGAAAAGAACATCTCTTCAAATATGATGGATTGAGTACCAAGACAAAATTGGATTTTCTGAAAAAAGATAAGCAATTACCTGAGCATGTTCACGAGCAGGTATGGAAAAATAAACAACTGTTCACGTATGAAATGTTGAGTGCAGTAGAAAAAAATGATAGTCTTGTAGATAAGTTCAAACAGTTGAAAGAACTTGGTTATACTATTGCCGTCTGCTCCAACTCTATCAGACAGACAGTAAACATTTCGTTATTGAAACTTGGACTTATCCCATACGTGGATTTTTTTCTATCAAACGAGGATGTTTCTCACTCAAAACCAAGCCCTGAAATTTTTTTGCGTGCGATGATAATAGCAAACGTATCTCCAAAAAATACTATAATAGTTGAAGACTCTTATGTGGGAAGATCCGCCGCCGAAGCATCTGGAGCAAGGCTATTTCCAGTTAGTAGCCCAAAAGATTTAAACGACAATTCTATAATTTCGTTCGCGTATAACTTTTTAAACAAAAAAGAAAATTCTATGAAATGGAAAAATAATAAACTGAATATTTTAGTTCCTATGGCCGGTAGAGGGAGCAGATTTGAGAAGGCTGGATATACATTCCCAAAACCACTTATTGACGTTGAAGGAAAGCCGATGATACAGTTGGTGGTTGAAAACATAAACATAGAAGCCAATTATATATTTTTGGTATTGAAAGAACACTATTCCAGATATAGTCTGGAAACGGTATTAAACAATGTTGCACCGGGTTGTAAAATAATACAAATAGACTCTGTTACTGAGGGTGCCGCCTGTACAACTTTGCTGGCAAAGGAGTATATAGATAATGAACAGCCACTTTTGATTGCGAATTCGGATCAATATGTTGAATGGGAGTCTTCCAAATTTATGTATAGTATGGAAGCCGACGGTATCGACGGTGGTATTCTGACATTCACTTCCACACACCCAAAATGGTCTTTTTGTAAAACAGATGAAATGGGAGTCATAACGGAGGTTGCTGAAAAAAATCCAATATCGGACAAGGCTTCGGTGGGAATATACTACTGGTCTAAGGGTCAAGACTATGTAAAGTATGCCGAAAATATGATATCCAAAAACCTAAGAGTGAACAACGAGTTTTATATTTGTCCGGTATATAACGAAGCAATTGCTGATGGAAAAATTTTTAAAACATACACTGTTGACAAAATGTGGGGTCTGGGTACGCCAGAAGACCTGGACTTGTATCTGAAAAAGTAATATGATTATAGTAAGTCACCGAGGAAATTTGTACGGTCCAGACCACAGTGTGGAAAATACACCTGATCAAATTGAATTGGTTATATCAAAGGGTATTGATGTAGAAATAGATGTAAGATTAGTTGATGGAGTTTGGTTTTTGGGGCACGATTTTCCTCAATATAAAATTGAAGAGTCTTTTTTAAAACAGAACGAATCGCACTTATGGTGCCACGCCAAAAACATAGAAGCATTGGAAAAATTAAGAGATATAGGAATGCATTGTTTTTGGCACGACCAAGATAAATACACGTTAACGTCCAAAGGAATTATTTGGGCATATCCAAATTATTATACCTCCAGTGGAATATTGGTATTACCTGATAAAACTTTTATGAGAACATATAGATATACACACAAAATACATGGTGTATGTGTAGACGACATAAACATATAATATAATGAAAATAGCAACTATAATAAATTACTGTACAAATGACTACATGTATCTTAAACCGTGTATAGACGGTGTAAGATCATTTTCATCGGAGATAATTGTGCCATACTGTGATCGGTTTCACGACGGAACACCAGAAAATAAAGACCTATTAAGCCGATCCATTCGAGAAAATACGGGAGTTCAGTTCGTCGAATTTTCATATGAACCATCAATGACTTCTAGATGGCATTGTAATGCTTCCAGAAAACTTGGATTTGAGCTGGCATCATCGGATGTTGATTATTTTTTGTTGTTGGACACTGACGAAATAATTGAGTCGGATAAATTCGTTGAATGGTTTTCTCAACAAAAAGCAGGTGGGAATATGTTGGATGGTTATAAAATAGCCAACTATTTTTATTTTAGAGATTTCAAGTATAGAACCAAGCACACGGAGGATTCAATTGTTCTAGTCAAAAACGGACCTTTGGTACGAGATGATTCTTTAATATTTCATGAACACGAACGATCTGGTATATTCGACGCCTGCCCGAAAAGAGCCAGAAATTGTATGCTGGACGGCAAGCCATTTATTCATCACTATTCGTGGGTAAGAAGTAAGCAAGCGATGTTAAAAAAAGTTACCGCATGGAGTCACAATAGAGATAAAAACTGGATTGCTTTGGTACATGAAGAATTTGAAAAACCTTTTAGAGGAAAGGATGTCATATTCGGTGATAACCGAGAGTATGAGGTCGTTGAGCCTTATTTAAAGCAATTTTCCGTCACCGACGATGGTGCTATGGGTATAAAAATATTAGATAAAGGTTCATGGAACTGGAACGATAGTTCAGAAAATCATTCAGAAAACTTGGATACTGGGTTAATGGACTATTTGTTAACATTCTTAAAAGACAAAAATCAAAAAATAATAATGGATTTTGGTTGCGCTACTGGCTATTTTCTGAAATATATATCGGAAAGAACACAAGGACTAGAACTAATTGGAGTTGAACCGCATGCGTCAAGTCATTCAAATCTGGAATATAAAAATATTCTCGACTATAATTTGGGGGCTCCTTTTGACCTCAACAAAAAAGGAACTGTGATGTGTATAGAAGTACTGGAGCATATACCTGCCGAATTTGAAGACGCCGCAATAGATAATATCGTTAGACACTGCGATAAATATCTCTTCATAAGCTGGGCATACCGTGGTCAAGGAGGGTGGGGGCATTTCAATGAAAAGAATATAAATGAAGTCGTTTCCATATTTGAGAAAAAAGGTTTTGCTGTGTTAAAGGAAGAGTCTATAAAAGCCAGAATGGCGTCAACAGTCTCGTGGATCAAAAATAATTTTGTAATATTTGAGCGAGTATGAAAATAAGGATATTTGCCAGACATTGTAAGTTCTCCAGTAACTCAGCCAATAAGGCCAGACCAAGCTGGTTTACTAGAGAAGGTTGTTTCAACAGTTTTATCAATACGCTTGATACAGACTGTGAACTAAACATATGCTTTGACGGTACTTTGACGGGGAGTGGGCATTTCTTGGAGAACGACAAGTATAAAGGAAAGTTCAAGTTATATGAAAAGCAAGGTGGAAATGATGCCAAAAGCTTTTTGAACTTATTAGATACAGTCAAAGCATCCGACTTCTCGGACTATGATATTTTATATTTTGTTGAAGATGATTATCTACATAATATAGGTTGGCCAAAAATATTGAGAGAGGGATTTAAATATATTGACGTAGACTATATAACATTATACGATCATAACGATAAATATTTTTTTGAGATGTACGAAGACCTTATGTCAAAAGTAGGACTTACGCCAAGTGTTCACTGGAAAACGATTCCTAATACAACAAACACATATGCTTGTTTGGGTAAAACATTCAAACGGGACTTTGCTATTCACGTAAAGTACTGCGATGTTGCGGGCGGTCTAACGAGAGACTTTGATAAGTTTTATGAACTTACATCAACGGGAAAAACTCTGATCAATCCAATACCGGGTTATTCAACACACTGTGAACCGGATTTCATGAGCCCCGTCGTAAATTGGGAAAATATATTTAAAAAATTACAAAACTATGAAAATTAACGTATTCTATCATTGCTATTTGATTAATAATTGGAGAGAAGTTGTAACAGAACAGTTTGAATTAATGCATAAGTCTGGGTTGTATGATGAATGTGAACAAATTTATGCGTATTTAATCGGCGGAGACGCCGAAATAGAAGAGTATCGGCAGATTATTTTAAACAAACCGAAGGTGGTTGTAAAAATTACAACCCCCAGCAACGTTGGAGAGTTTTTAAACCCGAATGGTAATCTAGAGAAATATAATACGGTATATAATGGAATAAAAGGAGCGTCGGATTTTTCAAAAACAAATGATTCTTTAATTCTTTATGTGCATACCAAAGGAACGACGCAGTCTCGGCCACAAGAAACGGATTGGAGAAATCTTCTAAACTATTTTTATATAACCAGATACAAAGATTGTGCTACTATTCTCCGCTCTGGTAAATATAATTGTGCGGGAATAAATTGCAGCAAACGTGTATCTCCTCATTTTTCTGGTAATATGTGGTGGACGACATCCCAATACGCAAGAACGTTGAGAACACCTCCTCAAATATTTGACAGATTTTATTATGAATTTTGGATAGGAGAATCGCCGGAATTTAATCCATTCTCTTTCCACAGTTCTCATCCAAAAAGTCACCACAGTGATTTGTATCCTTCGCATATATATATGAGCGACGCCCCGGCGGACTTTGAAAACAATAAATCTTTACCATAAAAGTTATGAATTCAGACTATACTAAAGACATACAAGAATTTGTTGCTAGCATGCAACAAAAACACGGGGTTGTTCCCAAATTTGCCCACAATCTTGTGGCGAAAGACAAAAAGAGAGTGTATTATTCTGGCCCATACTTTGATGAAACAGAACTTGTTGCTGCGATAGAAACTTTGCTTTTTGGCAAATGGTCTTCGTCCGGAGAAACTTGTGCAAGATTTGAGCGAGAGTTTGGAAGACATATCAATAATAAGTTTTCGTTCTTTTGCAATAGCGGATCAAGTGCCAACTTACTATTGATTGCTGCGTGCAAAGAGTATTTTGGATGGAAAGATGGCGATGAAATCATTGTTTCTGCGGTAGGATTTCCAACTACTGTATCTGCAATTGTACACAATAATCTAAAGCCTGTGTTTATAGACATTGAATGGTCTACATTGAACTTTGATTTGGTAAAGATCGAAGAAAAGATAAATGAAAAAACCAGAGCAGTATTTTTGAGTCCAGTATTGGGGAATCCTCCTGACATGGATGAAATGCTCGCTATTACCAAAAAGCATAACCTTAAACTTTTGTTGGATAATTGCGATTCTCTTGGTTCTAAGTGGCGAGGGAAATATTTGAACGAATATGCCGTAGTATCCAGTTGTTCTTTTTATCCAGCACACGAAATAACAACACTTGAAGGTGGAATGGTATCCTCGGATATACAGGAAATTGTTGATTTGGCCAGAAGTTTTGCTACTTGGGGTAGAGATTGCTATTGCGTGGGAGCAGCCAACTTGTTGTGTAACGGTTCGTGTAATAAGAGATTTTCAAACTGGTTACCAGAGTTCCCAGAGCTTATCATTGATCATAAATATGTGTTTAATAGAATCGGCTGGAACTTGAAACCGCTGGACCTCCAAGGCGCTATAGGACTAGAGCAGTTAAAGAAACTTGATTATATCTGTAAGACAAGACAATCTAATAAAGACGCAATACAATCTGCATTGAAGAAGTATGTCGATGGTTTGAATTTTCCAAACACATTTGCTGAAACAGATTGGGTTCCTTTTGGCGTGCCTATTATTTGCAGAGATAAAAAGCAAAAAGAAACGCTCGTTACGTTCTTGGAAAAGAACGGTGTTCAGACAAGAAACTATTTTGCTGGAAACTTGCTTGTGCATAATGGATACAAGCATCTCGACGATTATAAGAAATATCCAGAATCAAACAAAGTTCTTGATCTTGTATTCTTTTTAGGCTGTGCTCCAACAATATCTTCGGATAATCTAAATCATATTGAAACCGTATTATCAACATGGACGAACTAACAATATTCGGCGGCTCTGGATTTGTTGGCAGCAATTTTGCCAAACTATATCCGCAAAAAAGCATAATAATGCCTCGCGACGAAAATTGGTCCGAGAATTTGAAAGATGTGCTGTATCTTATTAGCACAACTCACAATTATCATGTCTTTGATGATCTTCATAAGGATATCAATACCAATCTCAATAAGCTAATGGATGTATTGCCAAACGTTCAAGGCACGTTCAACTTTGTAAGTAGCTGGTTTGTATATGGCGAGGGATACACCAAATATCGCCCAGCCAAGGAAGGAGACCCGTGTAATCCCAAAGGATTTTATTCAATCACCAAAAAAACAGCAGAAGACTTAACAGAGTCGTTTTGCCGCACATTCCACAGAAATTATAGAATATTACGTTTGTGTAATGTAATTGGCGGAGATGTTGGTGCAGGAAAAAAGAAAAACGCATTGGAATATCTTATCGGAAACATTGTCAGAAACGAGCCAGTAAGCATATACAAAGGTGACAATTACAGAAACTTCATGCACGTTGAAGATGTATGCGCTGCGATAAACTTGGTGACTTACAGTGGAAAATTGAATGAAATATATAACATAGGTACAGAAGAAAGCATTAAACTTGTCGAAATCATTGATTATGCAATCAAAAAAACCGGATCTACAAGTAAAATAACATACGTTGATGTACCAGAGTTTCATCAAATAGTTCAAGCACCGAACTTCTTTATGGATTGCGAAAAGATAAGAAATCTTGGATTTCGTCAAAAATACACTATATTTCAGGCGGTGGATAAGATACTTGAAAAACTATGAACATAGCAATGTTGTGGCACGGAGATGAAAATCAACCAGAGGAGTATTGGAACTGTCCTCTCGGACTTTCATTTGCCTTCAAGCGATTGGGACATAACGTAGATGTATATAAGTTTGATGCCGCTAACTGTAATTTGGATAGATTGTATCCAAATATAGAAAAATATGACTTCGTAAGCGTTTTTTGGCCTTGGACATCGCCTTCTCTCGATAGTTCTCTAAATAAACTAAAGACTATTAGTAAAACAAAACTGATACTTGATATGGGAGACGAGCCACAGACATTTGGTCAGGGATTTGAGCGAGCAAAAATAGCGGATGCGATATATACACCGGACGCGAGATGTTGTGCAAGATATAAGGAGATGGGATTTAAACACGTTCATTGGCTCAACCACTGGGGAGATGAGTTTTTATTTAAATATAAAGAAGAAATTCCCAGAAAGAACGTATGTATCACAACTTGTGGAGATAGACCCGGTGTGGATTATGTTCAATCTGCGCTTGGTGATAAGTTCATAAACAAAAAAATACCTGCTCAAGAAAATACATCATTTTATAATTCTGGCACAGTTGCGTTTCAGTATGCCAGATACGACGAAGTAACTCGTAGATTATTTGAGGCGGGCGGCTGCAAACTTGCCGTAGTTACAAATAGAATATCTACATCCACGGGGATATATGACCTATTTGTAGATGGTAAAGATATAATGTATTATTCTACTCCAAAAGAAGCTGTTGAAAAAATAGAGTATTTGTTAAATAACGAATATGTTCGTGAAACTATGGCAGAAAGAATATACAGCAAAGTAAATGTACATCATCGTGCAGAAACTCGTGCTCAACAAATCATAGATATAATAAAATCCATATAATACTATAGATTGACAATATGGCATAATTAGCTATGATTTAAATATCGTATGACTTCTAAACCAAAGAAAAGTTTGTATTTTTATTTGATGGTTATATTTTCCATCATTGGTCTGCCGCTAATGGGTATGTCTTTATTCTATATAAAGGACGCTATACTGAATGACACTTGGCGCACTAATATTGTAACAACTATACAAGTAGCAGCAATCATTGCAGCCGAATTTATGATTATATCCGAGGCAATGAAGCATAGAGAAGGATATACTACTGTAGCAACTACGAAATACAACCTGTTCAAATGCAGAGAAAGTGGAACAGAAGAATCGTTTATGATGTTTGCGGATGACGAAGAAGAACTTGAGCTGTTTTTTAGCATTACGCAACCAGACAAGAAGTTCTTTATAGAACCCGCCGAGATGTCTGGCAAAAGTATCAAAATGAAAATATTCAATGGAGGAACCAGTTATGGGTAAAACCGCCGCAATCATTCTAAATCACAACTTACCAGACTATACAGATATGCTGTATGAGTCTCTAAAGCCGTATGAAAGAGACGATTATGAGTTGTTTGTATTAGATAACGCATCTAAACCTGAAGGTAGAAGCAAATATACTTCATTTCAGTTGGAAACAAATGTATATTTTGGAGGCGGATTGAATGCCTCGATGGAGTTTGTAAAAGAAAATCCGCAATATGATTCTTTATTGTTTCTTAGCAATGACCTTACAATTCATCCATATGAGTTTGTAAGAACGCTAAGAGAAGAAATGTTCGATGAGATATTCGCCGGAAAGTGGGGAAGTCTAGAAATAAAGTATGATATTGTTGCTCCATCTTTCTATAACATAGAACCAAATCAACAATGTCATTGGAAAGGAATGCATAGCAGATGTTCTAAGGAAATAAGACAAGTTGTATATTCCGATTTTCAGTGCCCTCTTATTTCTCGTAGATTGATTGAAGCGGTTGGAAATATAGATTCGGACCTTATGTACGGATGGGGACCAGATTGGCTGTTTGCTCTGACTGCTAAAAAACTTGGATATAAGATTGGTGTAGTTGATAGAGCCTGTATTCTACATCACAATTCTCTTACAGTAAAAAGAGGTGTAGCTGGACTGGATATTCCAACATATTGCCGCCTTGCTGAAACTGGAATGAAGAATTTCTTTGTAAAAACAAATATGTACAACGATTATATGGCTCTTAGAGCAGAAGCTGAAAAATATGAATAATAATGATATAAAGTTCTCTTGGCTGATTAATACTTTTCGCTCACTTCCATATCTCAAGCTCGCGGTGGAGTCCATACGAGAAAATGCTTTTTATAAAAAACAACCAATTTTGGTATATGTTGAAAATGATGAAGAAACCGCAGAATGGTTGAAACATCAGGGTGACATAACTTCCATTGTAGAATATAACCAAGTCCCAAAAGGTATAGGAGGAGGTGTAAATGAAGCAATCAAGCAAGTCAAAACAGAATACTTTAGCCTCATTCATAGTGATTTTTATATTAGCCGCCATTACGATAAGCCATTACTTGATCTTGTTTCAAGCACAGAAAAACCGTTAGTTGCTTGTGCTTGGCGTCTTGAGCCCAACATATTCAACAACGAAGATAGGGTTGGAACAATGTTTGCCCCCGTAAATGGTGGTTTTGGTGTATATCATCACGATTTTCTAAAAGAGGAGTTTCTATATTGGGCCGATCATTTCGTACAATCGCCAAACCCATCTGGTTTTAGAAAAGTAGAAGGCGTATCATATATGATGCGAACCAAGTATTTCATAAATAACGATGCTCGATTTGCTCCTACATCGTATGAGGATATGATGCAGAATGTATTGATGCAGATAAAAGGATACGACTTTGTGGTTACTTCAAAAGCACTTGTATGGCATTTTGGAGCACGTAGTAGTCATTTTCTTGGACAGCACGACAAACTGGTTGGTACATCCGATAGACAAAAGTTAAGCGAACAGAAAAACTTTAAAACTTGGTTGACATTATGGGGAGAACCGCCATCATATGATGAAGTTGGTTTCATAAAAGTGTCAGAACAAATGCGAACTCGCTATAATAACAATCCAGAATTATATGACAGAGGCTGCTAAAAAATATGTAAAATTGATCGCCAAACATGATACTTGGTTCAAAGCAGGAACCGAAGTATATGATTATTATTCCAATCCGCCGAATGATTTGTATCGCATTACATTAGAGCAATGGCAAACGGCAATAAAGGAGGCAGGTCTATTTGTTAGAGGAGTTCGGGTATGTGAAGATAATGTTGGCGAACAGAACATTGGTTATGCCGTTGGAGAAGAACGGTGGGATGGTGAATGGTGCTATATTGAAGAATTTGAAGCAACTATAGTAAATGAAAAATTATGACAGAGGCTGCTAAAAAATATTTTGAGTTGTATTATAAACTACAACGCTGCATTGATGAAGGCGAGAAGGATGGATTACTTGCCAACAAGACACGAAAAGAGTTGTATAGAGTATACAACGAAATGACTGAAAAAGAACAACAACTACTTGACATAGTCGGAATAGAACACGGAAAAACATGAAAATATCATACTGCCTGCCAACAAAAAACAACCTTAGATATTTGAAGGGTTCTGTACAATCTATTAAGGAAAACTCTATACTTCAGTATGAAATAGTTGTGTATATAGATGCCGACAATGATGGAACCGAAGAATGGCTGAAGTATAATGCTCCCGAAGTAAAATATACAAAAAATACTACAGGTGAGTATAAAGGTATTGCTTATGGATATAATCGCTGCATAGAACAATCTACTTCGGATGTTGTGTGCATGTTCCACGCTGATATGTATATGGGCAAGGGATTTGATATTAATCTAATAAAGCATCTAAAGGCGGATACGGTTGTGGCTGCGACGAGAATAGAACCGCCATTACATCCAGCGGGAAAAGAAAAGATAGTAGAGCATTTTGGAATGTATCCTGAAGATTTCAAGAAGAGTGAGTTTGATGCTTATGTTGATAACTTGAATGTCAAAAACAAGGATGTTATTACCAACGGAATATTTGCACCGTGGCTGACATACAAAAAGACATTGACAGATATTGGTATGCACGATGAAACGCTGCATTCATATTATGAAGACTCTGATATATTCCAGAGAATGATATTGAGTGGATGTAAAATGATACAATCGTGGGATGCTCTTGTATATCATTTTACTTGTAGAGGTGGGCAGTTTCAAGATGGCGTCGAAAAGCAAACACAAGATCCAAAGTTTCACGCTATGCGAAATCGTTCTGCCAGATATTATATGAGAAAGTGGCAGAGTTGGATTCAGAATAATCAATATCAACATCCAATCATATCAAAGAAACTGAATATTGGATTTGTAGTTACAGATGTTACTGATGAAAACTTTATTTATCATATAGAGCCATATGCCACACACATCTATATCGACAACTCTATATTGGCAGAACGATATATAGCCAGAGAACAGCCAAATTCTAATGTAGATTTACGAACTCGCATATTCAATCACGATTATATTGAGCAAAACAAAAACAATATGCTATTGTATTTTTCACAGAAGGATTTTATAGCCAATAGTCCTATGGAAAATATGAGCATCATACAAAATCTTGGCACAATCATATCGGATGGGTATGAGCCAGATTCCGAAATGATGCTTGGAATATTTAAACTAAAAACAAATGGAGAATTAAGAGACATTACACCCTCGCTTATTAAACTATGAGCAATCTTTTGTTAAATAAATCAAGTTTTATTCATATACCCAAGTGTGGAGGCACTGTTGTGCAAAATCTTTTGTTTAGATTGAAATTGGCTAAAAAAAGGTACAACTCTCCACAAAATGGTCATTTATTTCTTCATCAAATGATTGAAAGCGAAAATACATACAATTTTTGCTTTGTTCGTCATCCGTATACTTGGTGGCCATCTTTCTGGCAATGGAGCAAACAAGACAGATTGAGTTTGATGGAAAGAACATGCCCGGATTTCGATACTTGGGTCCAAGAATATGGTCCTTTTTGGATGGGGCATTATTCTAAACTCGTATCCAGATATACTGGAGATGACCCGTTATACAATTCAAATATAAAGATGAATTTTATTGGCAAAACAGAAAATCTTTTCGGAGATTTGCATAAAGCTTTGACACTCGCAGAGGAAGAATTTGCAGAAAAAAGATTTCAGCATTTATTATGCATTATTAACACCGATCCAAAATTGTTAAAAAGTAAAAACATGCAAGAATATAATCGCACAATATCAGATAAATCAAAAGAAATAATATATAAAACTGAAAAGTATATGTTTGATAAATTTAATTATGAACCCTAGAAATCTTTTTATATTTGCAGTCGAATATGTTCGAAACCTTGGTGGAAATGGTCGCGGAGTTATTATTGTAAGAAAAACTCCATTAGACCAGATTACTAAGTTGTTTGATGATTTTTTATTGGACCCAGAAATAGCTAAGTTTGTGAAATACAAGAAAGTAACATCAGAAGAACATCCAAATATGGTGATATACAGAGTAGAAGGTACCGAAGAACATATAATATTTGGAGTTAGTGAGGAAGGCTGGAAAGGTGATTATGGATTGACACATACAGATTTGGTAGTTAGTGTATATTAAAATTTTATGAAAAAAGTATCTATTACAAAACTAGAAAGCAAAGCAATAATTCCCACACGGGGAAGTACTGGAGCGGCGGGATATGACCTGTATACCACAGAATCTCATACTTTAAAGCCCAACGAGAGAAAACTGTTCAAGACGGGACTATCGATGTCTATTTGGTCTGGAATGTATGGTAGAATTGCACCAAGAAGCGGTCTCGCATACAAAAAGGGAATAGATGTTATGGCCGGTGTTATTGATGAAGATTATCGCGGAGAAATTGGAGTTATTCTTATCAATCTTGGTCAAGAAGATGTCAACGTCGTTATTGGAGACAAGATTGCCCAGATTATATTTGAGTTTTATAATCCTGTTGATTTTGTTGAAACGACTGGGCTTGATAATACTCAACGGGGTGACGGCGGATTTGGTTCAACAGATAAACCATCCAAACCAACATTTCAAAAATTCACTCTAAAAAAAGCAACAACCGTTAAAAAGTTTTTTGCGGAAAATAAAACCGGAGAACTCAACATGGAAAAAGTTGAAGTTTATATGGGAAATTTTCATGGTGAAATATATGAGTATGAAGAAAGTGGAATGAAAGGACTTTGTGTTGTGGATGATTCTGGTACAGTTCATCCTTATTCCAAAACTCTAATTGTAAAACTATAATTTATAGTTAATTGTTTTATTTTTTGCCTTATATTTATATTTGTAAAGTTTATTGCAGAATAACATGAGCAAAAATAATTATAGATACAAAGAAGATTATTCAAACATTGACGTAGAAGAACTCGACGAAATTGAAACTGAAAAGTTTGAAAAATTTCGTCCCAAGAAAAAAGGAAAGAATAAGCCTAAACAAAAAGACACTCATATAGAAGAAGATGAGCGTTGATGATAAGTGTGTAGATTATCTTGAATTGTTCCGTGATGCCAAGTATCTGGAACTATCGGAACTATTGAAAAAAGAAAACGCCGCTGTTGTAGCGGCGTTTTGTTATTATTTGAGCAAGTATGAGGGAGTAAATCACTTGGATTTTCTCCGTAAGTTGCTTTAGTGTTTGTGGTAGATAACTCCCCAATCAGCGAGGCGAATGTCTCCACCGGCATATGACATACTGCTTTGTAGGCTTTCGGTCATTTCCTTGAGTTTCTGTTCGTATGTAACTCCATTACATTCGAGCGTAACCAATCTTCCCTCGACGTGAGTATTTGATCCCTTGTTAATGGCAGAAGCAGAGCCGTAATACTGCTTATACTTTTTCTTGGCAAGCATTTCATCTAGACTTTGTTCAAGAACTCCTTTTGGACTGACCTTCATTGTTTCTTTGAGTTCGTTCATTCTTACAACCTTTTGGATAGTTTCGGCTGGCGAATCAACGCAAGCAGCAAACACACTACCGACCATAACCATCTGACCGCCAGAACGAATCGCCTTGGCAATATCTCCATTCATTCTAATTCCACCATCAGCGACCAACGGCTTTCTGGCAGCAGCAGAACATTCTAGCATGCAAGTGAACATTGGCATACCAAATCCAGTCTGACCATATGTAGTGCAGGCATCGCCTTGAGCAATGCCAACCTTCACGCTGTCTGCTCCCCAATTTTCAAGATCAACGACCGCTGCTGGCGTTGCCACATTTCCCGCAATAATAAAAGGCTTTTCAACCGAGCAAATACTACTGCGATACATTCGCATAATATAAGCAAGCATTTCCTTCATTCGCACGCTGTGTGCGTGAGCAATATCAATAGTGATATAATCAACACGAAGATTCTTTTTGATACAATGCTCAACCAGATCCATATCTTCTTGCTTTACGCCAAGACTGATGCTGATATTCTTCCAGTTCTCTTCGTTGGCTTTTTCAATGAAGTTGATATTATCAGTATTAGGAGTGTCGTGATGGTTGATATTGAAGCGATGCATTACATAAAAATAGTCATTTTCACTCATCCATTTTGCCGTCTTGGCATCAATGGTGCATTTCATATTAGCGGGAGTAACAGGCAACTTGAACTTCTTTGGTCCAAATTCTACAGAAACATCTGCGTCTGAACGAGAATGATACTTTGAGTAGTGCGGCTTTAGAAAAACGTCCTGATATGATAGATATTGTGTTTTTTGCATAATTTATTTTAGGTCACCTATTTTAGGGGCACCTAAAAAAATGTCAATATGTAATAATCTTTATTTATCTTTATTATACTTATATTGTATATATGAACGCCAAATTAGTAATAGTCAAAGGATGCCCTAAAATAGACGAAGATAGTCAACGTCTTATTGCCAAGTATGTAAAATATGCCGTTGAGCAACTTGGATTGGATGATACACCTATTACTATCAGATTGCTTGGACCTAATCCAAATGAACCTATTACTACTGGGGCATATAGTCCAAAAGATAAAACAGTAAGTAGTATAGCGGGCGGGCGACATCTTGTAGATTATTGTAGAACAATTGCACATGAACTGGCTCATATGAAGCAGGATGTTGATGGCAGAATATCTGGTCCACAACAAGAGATCGGCGGCGAGATAGAAGATGAGGCAAACATACTTTCTGGCAGATACACCAAACATTTCATCAAAAATATACTAACAGACGACGAAAAGAAGAAGTTGGGTCTTGGCAGTTATAAATAATCGTATTAGTGCTGTTGGATTATATTTATATAAGACCATATATATGAACGAATCTTGGCCAATGCTAAATACATCTATGCTTAGACCATCTGGTAAAGCAAAGGACGAAGTATCTTTATCAGATATTACAAATATGCTGAAGAATCGTTCATCTGAACCAGCCACTATGGAATATAATTCTGAAGATGTAAAGGAACTGGAAAAATTTTGTAATGAACACGGTATTCTTGGCGTGAATTTTGGCAAGATGAATCCAAGAGCAGCACTCAATATGCTAAAAGGAAAAATGGGAGTGCGTAATGAGCCAACAATCAAAAAAGGAATGCTTTATGGATGATACTGAAAACACAATAAAAGTTGGCGACTACGTTGAAATCAATACGCCGGATGATTTGGATTGGCACCAAAGAACAGGTAAGGTAGTACAGATAAATGGTGAAAACTGCTTGGTGAAACTTGATGATACAAACGACGGCTTGATGGTACGAATACAAGACTTGAAACCGACCGAACCGGATATATCATTGATAGAATATTACGTTGGTCAATCTGCTGGATATGGCGGCGGAGCAATGGCCGGAGGTGCTGTAGCACCAACAAACTGGGCAGGCACGTTCTCAAGCAATCAAACATCACGCCGCCTAAAAGATTATCCAGCAAGCCGTAGATACACATACATGCAGGGCAATACTGTGATTGGTAGTTCATTATATGATACAATCACTCAAGATGACCTGAAAGATGACAGATTTGATTCAGATGAAATTATGGCGGGGCTGCGTTGGGAAATGAAACATATGGAATATCCAAGTAAGGATGTTGCTCGCCCAATCGTAATCAAAAATCTACAAACCAATCCCAAGTATTATAGCGACTTGGATATGTATTTTAAATCAGACAAACAAGGAAAAATTATGGAAAACGTTGACCCTAAAGAACTGGAAATGGGTATGGCAGTTGAAAAAGAACATACTCAAGATGAAGCACTAGCAAAGAAGATTGCTATGGATCATTTGGCAGAAGATCCAAAGTACTATAGCAAACTCAAGGCTGCTGGTCTTGAAGAATGTGGTGATATGGGCGATATGGATGATTTGGGAGAACCAAGTGTAGTTAGCATCACGCTAGCTGCTCCAGCCCAAGAACCAGCGCAAACTACTTTAAAAACTTCTGGTCTTGGCAAAGGTGCTGCTACCAATCTGAAGCCAACCAACCTGACTGCCCCAGAAACCAAGGTAATCAACAATAAAAACACTGTTGCTGTGACCAAAACTCCTCCAGTCACTCATACAGCAGATCCACTCAATCATTTTGCCAGCCAGATACAGGCGGCTATAAGTGAAAAATGGTAAACTATGATCCAATCGACCATTATTGCTTTCTGATACAGGAAGCAATAAACGAAGGAGGTTCAAAGATAAAAGAACCTCACGCTGGAATTACTAGCGATATGTCTGGTCGCTGGACAATAAATGCATTTGATACTGACAAGCATAATAAGAAGGAAACGCCCGCGATGAAAGAAGCGAAAAAGAAAGTATCAACCGATTCGAATCCAGACAATGATTGGACTAAAGAACAACAAGAAGCTATGAGAAAGTTTGGGTTTGAGTGGGGAAGCCATGTTGGCTGGGGACCATCTAGAGGAGGATGGGAACAATATTACAAAGGCACCAATCGTAGTGGGGAAGATAGCCATACGGCGGAGGTATACATTGATCCGAAAGATAAAAAAATAGTATTGTTTATAACATATCACGAAGGTGGATGGAGAGAAGAAGAAGCTGAAGTTTGGTATCATTATAATACTTTCGCAGAACTTGAAAGAATGCTTCCGAAAATATTTCCAAATATACGAAATGCGAAAGTAACCGAAGCGATTTATGCCAATAATGCCGGTATAATGGAAGTGTTCAAGTTTTTTGAGAAAGCAACTGACGCTGAAAAACAGCAGTTTGACAATCTCGTGAATGCTGGAAATCAAAATGCCGCACTAAAACTCGTAGAAAAAGTTTTGGGTGTAAAGTTTCAAGGCGACCTAACACTGCAATAATATGAAAGTAATGGTTTTATTGTTTACGATGCTAGTAATGCTTACTGGTTGCCAATCATATGTGGCAATGACACAAAAAGACTTGGAAGATAAGTATGTCAAAAAAGCACAAGCAGAGTCGCAATTAAAAGAACTAAAAGACAAATACAACAAGGATTTGATTGAAGTTCAAGAACGCATATCAGCCGCAAAAGACAGTGTTATAACCGCTCAAGAAAAGCAGATACAGAGTGCGGCAAACTCGTTATATTCCATAAATCAAGCATATGCTTTTTTTCCAAAGGTTGGTGCATTTGAGTATTCAAAGCGCGAAACTGGGCTTGGTTTTGCGGCTCTTGGTAAATCTCCAACTATCGACGAAATATTGAATGGTCCAAAAAAACTACAAGAATATATTGATGCGTTTGATAAAGATAACAAGGATGAAATAAAGCGTCTACAGGAAGAAAACAAAAAGTTGTTGGCGGAAAAGGGAGTATTAGTAAAAACTACAGAAGAAGCAAAGCAAGAAGTAAAACAACTTCAAGTACAAAAAGAAGAAATCAAAGAAACTGCTGCCAAACAAATAACAGTAGCACAAGAAAAAGTAAATCAAGCAAACAGCGAAGCACTTGCTTCATCCGCCGCTGCTATTACTGCTGAAAAAGAAAGACGCGAAAGTGCTGAGAAACTTGAAAAGACCAAACGTGAAATAATGATATGGTGTGGCATAGGAGCAGCAATAGCAATGGCTGGTGCGGTGTATTCTCCGGTTGGTAAGGGTGGATTGGCAGTTATATCATTTGTGCTTGCATTTGTAGCAGTAGCAATAATGTATATTCAGCCTTGGATGGTATTGACTGTTGGATTGGTTGGAGCCGCTGCTGCTATTGGTTTTGTATTATACAAACATAACATTGCTGAAACAAGTAATGACAATATGGTAAACGCCATACAAGACCTCAAGGAAAACTCTGGCGAAACATATGGTCAGGTAAAAAAGAGCCTGCAAGAATGGAACACAAAATACAAGACCAACAAGAGTGGAGAAGTTGTTGAAGTAGCAGACAAAACCGTCGAGAAGTATATAGACAAGAAACTGGCGGAATACGGTAGACTAACAACCAAAAAGAAGTAAATCAACTTCTTGGCATTCTATACATCGTTGTAGCGAAAGGCATACTGAATGTATAATCCATACGTTTGCCTTTGTTTATTATAAATCCAAACTTCTTATAAAAATCCATCAACTTTTTTGGTGAGATATTGTCATCATCCGGCTCTGGTATTAGCACCATAGGCAAGTTTTCAGTATCAGCAAACTTTATAATGCTATTCATTACTTTTGTGCCCACTCCAGTTCCTCTGTGCTCTTCTTTTACATAAAGGTCGCTAAGAAACAAACTGCCATTACTACGATCATAATACATACCTACTTTATCCAACTCTGGATATAACGATTGCAGCGTGCGTTCAAACGCCGCCACTTTATTTTCTATATCAGCACCTTGCTGTTCTAGTATTTTCTTTAATAGAGCCATGTATATAAATATATGTTGACAAACACATTATCAACGTTCATTATGGTTTCAAGCTTATACTTATATATACAACCATATATATCACATTATGTACACCGGACAAATCTATTATCAAAACAATCCTATCACTGTTCAGCAGGCTGTTGATCTCAATCTAATAGACGTTGACGCAAATGGTGATATTTGGCTCAAGAATGATGCCAGTCATCTTATCAAGATTACAGGCGATTTGAGATTAGGCTAAAAACAACTTATACAAAGGTCATATGTCAAAATATTATATCGTAGATAGTACCGTCAAACAAAACGGTAAAAATCCAGTAATGCTATTTGAAAGCATACCTGGCGTTATTAAGCATTTGGAAGTAATGTGTCAGCGTCAGTTTAAGCACACTCGTGCTCAATATATGAACAATGCTGAAAGTGTTGGTCATTCTGCCGACGAACCTACTGGCAGAGCATTTTACGAAATGATGGAACAATATTTCAATATTGGCGTTATTCGTAAGGACTCTAGTCCTGTAAAATGCAATATCTTTGAAGCGGACAGATTTATTCGCAGCAAAGACGTTCATGGGAACTGACAAAAAACTATTCATCAACTGGTCAGAACCCAACAAGACATACACTAAGTATGGTCAAAAGTGGGTTCGCTGGTGGGTTATACCTCAAGATTATCTTGAGGGGTTTTTTGTATTTTGGAACAATAATAAAGTAAAGTTGAAGGCACAGGGATATAGCATCGGAAAAAACAAACTCAATCAATGGGCATTATATGAATGGCAGACTTATAAGTCAGATTTTCGGCAAGATTTTGGGCAAGATAATCCTGCTAAGAAGGTTGATATTCCTACACAGAGCAATCTTGAAGATTATCAGGTTAAGCAGACGACGGGGCTAAGAGAGTTTCAAGTTCCCATCGTAGGCAAGTTGTGTGCGGCGATCAAGGTTCACGGAGCAGCACTTGATGGCAGTGATACTGGTGCAGGAAAAACATATGCTGCGGTTGCTGTGGCAAGAGAGCTTGGTATGAAAATCGCAGTGGTATGTCCCAAGGCAGTTATATCTTCGTGGCAAAAAGTTATTACCAAGCATTATGGATTGAAGCCAGAGTTTATACTCAACTATGAGTCGGTAAAGACGGGGAAATATAAGGAGATTGGTTGTTGGAAGCCAGTCAGCCGCACAAGCAACCGAGAGTATTTTCAATGGAACATAGCCAAGAATACTCTTATCATATTTGATGAAAGTCATCGTCTAAAAGGACACGGCACTATCAACTCCGAAATTGCTATTGCAGCATACAAGCAAGGATATAAGATACTATGTTGTAGTGCCACTAATGCCATCAATCCTATAGAACTAAAAACTGTAGGACTTATTACAGGAATATACAAGAACGGCAAATGGACAACATTTTTGCGTGAACACGGTTGTGAAAAAGGTAGATTTGGTTGGGAGTTCAATGGAGACAAGGATGTATTGAGAAAACTACACGCTGATTTGTTTTTGGAACGTGGCGTAAGAATACGCCGTGAAGACATCAAAGGATTTCCCGACTGCGATGTGCTTGCTGAAGCATATAACATAGATGAACAATCAGAGAAAGAACTAAAGAAGATATACGAGGAAATGGACAAAGAACTCGCATATCTAAAGGCTGTATGTAAGAATACCAAAGAATATAAACTAAATGCTATGACAATAATGCTGCGTGCCAGACAGCAGGCAGAACTTATCAAGGTTCCGTTGTTTGTTGAAATGGCAGAGGATGCGATAGAAGATGGCATGAGTGTGGCAATATTTGTAAACTTCAGCGAAACTGTGCGAGCACTTAGCAAGAGATTGGATACAAACTGCGTTGTATGGGGAGAAAACAAGGGCGAAGAGCGTGATAGAAACATTGCCGACTTCCAAGCAGATAAAAAAAGAGTTATTATAATCAATGTAAAGGCTGGCGGTGCTGGCTTATCTCTGCACGATCTAAATGGAAACTATCCAAGAATAGCTTTATTGTCTCCAACACCTTCTGCTGTTGACTTACGCCAGGCACTTGGTAGAGTATGGCGTGAAGGTGGTAAGACAAAGGCACTACAAAAAATAGTGTTTGTTGCCAACACCGTCGAAGAAGAAGTATGCGAAAAAGTAAAAATAAAACTACAAGCACTCGACACAATAAATGATGGCGATGTTTCAATAGGAACAGATTTTAACTGATATTTATATATGAATAATGAAATGAGTTCTAAAACAAAGAATGTAACATACTATGTTGAAGGCCCGGACTGGGTACAAACAGTATCATTGGATACTAATGCATTTGATACAGAAGAAGTTCAAATCATCGAAGCGGGCACACGAGCCATTGAACAAGAAATGGAGAAGACAGACAATTTCAATATTGGTGCCATGCTTGTAATTAGAAAAAGCAAGAAAGCAAAGACGGAAAAGTTTGTGAATGCCTATCTGTGTCTAAACAATGCGGCTCAATACTCATTGGCACAAGATTTGCGAAAAAACTACAAGGCACAAACCGGAAACGATTTGGCTGTTGATGATATGGGAATGTCGGAGTGGGACAAATGACAAAAAAACAAGCGTTACAACTACAATCAGATTGGGGAAGTCATATAACACCAGAAGACTTTAGTGAAACGCTTTATCTACATATCAAGGATGTAGGCACACAAGTATTCAAGCAATGCTGCTATCACGAACAAGACAACTATATTTTCATATGGACAAAGAATGAAAGTTTTCTTGTAAATAAAAAACACCTTGGCGACTTTGTCGCTGTAGTAAATCCAACAGATACTATCATTTCAAAAGCAAACAATAAAAAGGTTGTATAATATATGCTAATAAAAGGAAGACCAAGAAAAATGCTGCTTGAAAGCGAAGTTCTTGCGGCACAAAGCATAAGCAAGACAGAAGCCGAATGTGCCCGCAAGTTGGGCGTTTCGTTCATGACATATAGAAAATATGCCAAAATGTATGGAGTATATGGCAGAGTTGCCAATATGGCTGGTAAAGGAATAAGCAAAGCCATCAAAAATGAAGACAGCGGAAAGTATCCACTTGCTCAAATATTAGCCAACAAACATCCAAACTATAGCACAAACAGGCTCAAAGTAAGATTAATACGTTCTAATCGCATAGAAGAAAAATGTAATAAGTGTAATTTTGATACACGCAGAATAGATAATGCCACGCCATTATTGCTGAACTATATAGACGGCAACAGAAAAAACAAACTGCGAGACAATCTTGAACTATTGTGCTATAACTGCTACTTTTTATATGTAAATAATCCGTTTGGTTGTAAAAAGACATTTAAGATAAAAGAACTTGATACAGCAGTTGAAGATGGCGAAGAAGATGGAACGCCGCAGCCAAATGAAATATCGCCAGAAAACATACAACTATCTGAAGAAGAATTAAACGACATCAAGATACAAGTTCAAAACGAAAACCAACCATGAGCACAGAAAATGTTATACAAGACGAAATCAAGGCGACGCCAAACGATCAAATAACTGATGAAAAGAAGATGTATTTGCTCAATGAGTGGAAGAAGAAGGTAGAAGAAGAAATATCTGATTATAATACCGAAAAAGACAAGATTTTTCAGGTTTATAAAAAGCAAAAAGATAAGTTTGATAAGATACTTGGCGTAAAGTTGAAGAAGATGAAGAAATACGACGCTGTCATCAATAGTCGCAAAAAGGTACTCAACGAGGTCATAAAAGAAATAGAGAACTTGACCACGCCTTCACAGCAATAATATAATAACTCAAAGGTGTAACAATCTAATATTTATTATATATGAGATTTTTGCCTTTGACGTTACAAGTTGAGTTAGATTTTGCCAATCCAGAAAAAGTTATTTCTGCTTTTCCTGGTACATACTTTTATCGTGAAGGTAATGATAGATTTTATCTTATACGAGGTAGTGATAGGCAAAAAATAGACGTAAGAAAACGTAGTTTTGCTTTGGCATATCAAAATGAAACTTGGTTTCCTACTATACAAAATAACGATATCGTATTTTCAGAACCATATGAACTATGGATAAAGCAGGGCGAGGGAAATAACGCAGTAGGTTGGAAGTTTTTGGCGTATAAATCGTTGAAAACGGAAGAATTGATAGGTAGGTCTCCAACTCCAACGCCCACCGTAACACCGACCCCTAGTATAACACCATCTATCACTCCTTCAATAAGCACTACCCCTTCTCCAACCCCGACGCTAACCTCTACCGTAACGCCAACAGTAACGGCAACAACAACGCCGACGCCAACGGTGACGCCATCTGTGACTCCGACACTAACCTCTACCGTAACTCCAACAGTAACGGCAACAACAACGCCGACGCCAACGGTGACGCCATCTGTGACTCTCTCAATAAGCACCACACCCTCTCCAACTCCTACACTGACATCCACTGTAACACCTAGTAGCACTACCGTTGATACAACAGCATCGGACGATTTTGAAGAATATTCTCTGGGAGATATTACGTTGTTATCTAGCGGAAGTGGAATATGGGGAGGCGATGGGGTTATTACTGCGTCATTTTATCCAACCGGAAGCGATAATTTTGAGTCGTATTCGGTTGGAACCATAACAACGCTGACAAGCGGTAGTGGAATATGGAGAGACAGCGGATCAATATTTTAACAACGATTAAGGACATATATGGCAAAAATAATATATCAATCTTCAAATACCGAAAATTTACTTTTGTTGGGAGTAAGAGAATCTTTCGTTCGTCCTTTAAACTTAGGAACGTGGAATCAAGTTAGAGTAGGTATGCTATTCAATTACACGAGTGAGACTGGAGACAGTGGATCCGTTACGTTCGAAACTGTCAGCGTGCTGTCAAATTCTGATAGAATTTATTTTGGACTTAAGTCCGATGGAAGCGATTTTCCTGGAACAAGCGGTACCAATTTTATAGGTGCTATGACCGTGACTACGTCTAGTATGGCAAGCACAGCGCGAGCCGGTCAAACCGTATCAAGTGTAACTCATATGTTTGCCGGTGCATCATCTGGTTCCGCTGGCATATACGCACCAACATCCGGCACCGGAACAACAACTTCCATAGAGACCAATAACGCAACAACAAATACAGCATTTTACGGGTTAAAACTTGTTTTGCAAAATTCTGGGTCTGCTTCCCAAAACGTGGCAATTTCATATAAAAAATTAACTGCTTCAGCCGGTACCTCTTTGAACGACTTGCATTCAAAATTGGTAACAGATGATACAGGTTGGGCATCATTGCCATCTGGAAGTGGAACCGTTCCTTGGGCAAGTGGAATTTCATTACCTGATAATTTCTATGTGTATTTTCCGTTTTATAATAATAGAGTTAGATTATCTTGCGTAGAAGTTGCGAAAATCTCTTGACATTCTATAAAAACTAGATCAATGTATAGGCTGTGAATAACGGTCTCAACATTTCTGTTTTTAGCAAGGCACTATATAGCAACTGGTGTCACGACAAAACTCGCAATCTTATGTTTGATTGCGGCGAGGGTGCTGCTACAAGCATTGGCAACTTTCTTGCTGGTATTGATAAGATTTTCATTTCCCACGATCACGGTGATCATACTCTTGGATTGCCAAGTATTATTGGTTGCCGAAATGCTGGCAGAGGTATGAGTCGCAATGTTGATACAATGGATAATAACAAACCTCTTACGGTATATTATCCAGAAGACAACTATTTGATGAACGACCTTATTCAGTTTTGCAAACTTCGTGCTGGCAACTGGTTGCGTTATGATCTGAAGTTTGTGCCTATTTCATCTGGATTTGAACTTGATCTTGGCAACAAGCAGTTTTTGCGTGCGGTTGATATGAAGCATCAAAAGAACAAAAGCACACTTGGTTATGTCATTTACGAGAACCGTACTCGACTAAAGAAAGAGTATCAAGGATTGGACATTCCTTCTTTTATTCGCAGAGGAGTTACCAGCGATAAACTCAACGAAACTTATCGTGCTAATCTGTTTGCTTATTGCCTTGATGCTTATCAAATCGGTGATACTACCGAATTGATGGATGTGAAGGATATTATAATGGATTGTACTTTTCTTGATGCTAAAGATAGAGATGATCCTACGCATTTTACTCTTGACGAAGCATATAATTTCTGCCAAGGTATTCGTGCTAAAAATATGATTGCTGCTCATTTGTCTGGTCGCTACAACTATAACAATCTTGTAGAGAACAACAAATACAGCGGCGTCAAGTTTATCAACCCGCACAAAGTAAATGACTTATGAGTTTTCAACAAAGAATGCAGGCAATCAAAATGCCAGACGGCGAATACAAGCCTACGCTAAAGGACAAGATTGTAAATGTTCTAGAGAGTATGGACGATATACTATACGAATATGTATGTTGCGACACATTGGAAGATTACAAGAAGTTGCCATATAAGGATAGACATCTATGGTATTTCTGGTATCTAAAGCCGCATACCAGCGATGTTAGAGAACTTTTTCGCAGCGACAGCGAAGTAAACAAGTATCTACGAAAGAAGTATCCAGTTCAGTATTTTATACGAAACAAGATACTTGTTCGCTTTACGTATCGTCGAATGCACGATTGGTTTTATAGAAACATAGAATGTACTATGTTTCCTAAACAACGTTGGCTGAACAAGGATATTCCAAATACTTGGACAGATAAAGTATGGCTCATTCCACACGTAAATTTTACGATGGTGCTACATTTTGTAGAGCAGGAAAACTGCTTTGAGACTGTTGATTATATCAACTCAAGTGAGATTCACGCCAAGTTTGAGAAAGAACTTAGAGAGTGTTATGATTATATCAAGTTTGATCGCGGCGAATATGAAAAAAAGATAGAAGCATCATATCCAAGTGCGGAAATGTCTATCAACGCATCTGCTACATATGAAGAAGCATATGGTGAAGTCAATCGTCTTGAAAAAGAACTAGAAGAACTTGACACCAAGTGGCTTGTATGGATTGTTGAAAACAGAAACTTCTTCTGGGCATAATTTTATGAATAACGATATTAGAAAACAACTTTGTAAAGATGATTTTTATCATATGATGGGAAATTCCATCGTTGAATCTGGCGGCAAGTTTGATATTGAACAACTGAAGAAAATGACGCTGCAAGATTTTGCCCATACGTTTGCCACAAATGGTATTCGTGTGGCGTATATGCCAGAAAAGCATATGAACAGCATCAAGATTACTTGGGAAGCAACCAAGCCTGACAACACTCCTAAGAAGAAGCAACTGCTTTGCGACCAGATGGATAAAGGAGATGAAGGTTATGGTTGGGCTGGTCCAACGTCACGGGTTGGGTAAATGAAACATACTATCCATATGGAAGATGTGCATATAAAAAGTTATGCACATCTGGTATTACTGAACAAAGTATATTCCAGTATGGAGAGTAAGCGATGGAATAGAGCCCGAGCCGCTTTTCTCAAACAAGAAATAAAAATCAAGGGCTGTTTGATTTGTTCTTATTGCGGTAAAACAAATCTAAAGATGAAATCTACCAAACGTGGAGAACAAGCCACGGTAGATCATTATATGCCCAAGTCAGGTGGAGGTGACCCATTTAGTCCATCTAACTTTGCTGTATGCTGTCATAGTTGCAATCAAAAGAAAGCAGCAATGAATCCAGAAGATTTCATAAACAGCGATTATATAAAGAAGAAACGTTCTTGACAAAATTTAGGTACCCCCTATATTGTTTTTATGAGAATACTGGTACTTAGTGACATACATCATAGATACAGAAGGGTACAGCACCTAATAGAAAATGTAAAACACGACAAGTGTATTTTACTGGGTGACTATTTTGATGCGTGGGGTGATAGTGATTACGAGGCCATTGACACTGCCAATTGGCTGCGTGATAAAGTGTTGTATAATGACAAAATTATTGCTCTAACTGGCAATCACGATACTTCATACATCTACAAAGACAATATCAACTTTCGCTGTAGTGGATATTCTACCAGCAAAAACATTCAAATAAACAAGATACTTACTGACGAAGATAAAAGCAGATTCAAAGTATATCATATTGAGCAAAACTTTCTTTTTAGCCACGCGGGATTGACCAAGCCTATATGGCAAGTGTGGGCGGATGCTATGGATGCAGATAGAGAATACTCACTTGAGTTTGTAGATGAAGTGCTGTCAGAAGCAGTAGCCGAAGACATAGAACGAGCAAAAAATGGAGAAAATGCTATGCTGTTTAGTGCAGGATGGGACAGAGGTGGTATGCAAAGATACGGTGGCATAAACTGGGTTGATTGGGATTCATTTTCTCCTATCAAGAATATAAATCAAATCGTTGGACATAGCAGACATAGAGTGCCGCATATACTTGTGCAGCAAAAAGGCGGCGGCATATATCAAGGCCCAATCACAGAATACTATAAACGCAAGTTCAAGAACCCACTCAGCGTAAATTATGCTTTAGATACAGACAGTAATCACTATATGGTTATTGAAAATGGCGTCGTTGAGATATACGATAGTATGCATCACGTAAATCTAAGAGACGCTGGTACTATATCAATCAACGAGAGTGAGATGAATAATCTTACTTGATACTATACTTGGCTTTACTGCTTAGTATAGATAATGCCTTATTTACCATATCTTCTATGCCTTTTGGAAAACCAACACCGTGTTCTATTTCATCATCAAGATATACAACACAATGTTTTTCGTTGTTCATCCATACATTATACTTGTCTCGCCATAAGTTTAGATGTAGTTCAAGTTGATTTAGTTGTTTGGCAAACTCACTGCCAAAATCAATAGTGCGTAATTCCTTTACGCTATTTATCTTGAACTCTCTGTCCGCTTGTATCCATTTCTCCAACTCTTGATTTACAATATTGATAGAGTTGGTGGTTGTGCCACGTATGACTGAGTGAGTATCTCTTTCAACATCGGTCATATTATCATAATTTTGAGAAAGAAAATGCTCATATCCTCTTGTATTGTATGTGGCGTCGCATTTTATACGTTCGCATACTTCATTTGACAATCTACGAAGCAACTTGTTCTGCATCACAAAAAGATTCTTACTTTCTTCAAGCATA